GTTCCTGTCGTACCGCTAGTACCAGATGTTCCGCTAGTTCCTGAAGTTCCTGAAGTACCAGTCGTCCCTGATGTTCCACTAGTTCCTGTTGTACCGCTAGTACCTGAAGTACCAGTTGTTCCACTAGTTCCTGATGTTCCGCTAGTTCCTGTTGTTCCGCTAGTACCAGATGTTCCATCTATTCCGCTAGTTCCTGAAGAACCTGAAGTTCCACTAGTTCCATCTATTCCGCTAGTACCTGACGTTCCGCTAGTACCTGAAGTACCAGTTGTTCCTGATGTTCCGCTAGTTCCTGAAGTTCCGTGTGTTCCTGAAGAACCTGAAGTTCCACTAGTTCCATCTATTCCGCTAGTTCCCGAAGAACCTGAAGTTCCTGAAGAACCTGAAGTTCCACTAGTTCCATCTATTCCGCTAGTACCCGATGTTCCGTGTGTTCCTGAAGAACCTGAAGTTCCACTAGTTCCATCTATTCCGCTAGTTCCTGAAGAACCTGAAGTTCCACTAGTTCCATCTATTCCGCTAGTACCCGATGTTCCGTGTGTTCCTGAAGTACCAGATGTTCCGCTAGTTCCTGAGGTACCAGTTGTACCTGATGTTCCACTAGTACCAGTTGTTCCACTAGTTCCGCTAGTACCTGAAGTACCAGTTGTTCCACTAGTTCCTGATGTTCCGCTAGTTCCTGTTGTACCGCTAGTACCAGATGTTCCGCTAGTTCCTGAAGTTCCGTGTGTTCCTGAAGAACCTGAAGTTCCACTAGTTCCTGATGTTCCGCTAGTTCCTGAAGTTCCACTAGTTCCATCTATTCCGCTAGTACCCGATGTTCCGTGTGTTCCTGAAGTACCAGATGTTCCGCTAGTTCCTGTTGTACCGCTAGTTCCTGAAGTTCCACTAGTTCCTGAAGAACCTGAAGTTCCACTAGTTCCGTCTATTCCGCTAGTTCCTGAAGAACCTGAAGTTCCGCTAGTTCCGTCTATTCCGCTAGTTCCTGAAGAACCTGAAGTTCCACTAGTTCCGTCTATTCCGCTAGTTCCTGAAGAACCTGAAGTTCCGCTAGTTCCGTCTATTCCGCTAGTCCCTGATGAACCTGAAGTTCCACTAGTTCCGTCTATTCCACTAGTTCCTGAAGAACCTGAAGTTCCACTAGTTCCGTCTATTCCACTAGTTCCTGAAGAACCTGAAGTTCCATCTATTCCGCTAGTTCCTGAAGAACCTGAAGTTCCACTAGTTCCTGAAGTTCCGTCTATTCCGCTAGTTCCCGAAGAACCTGAAGTTCCACTAGTTCCATCTGTACCGCTAGTTCCTGAAGAACCTGAAGTTCCATCTATTCCGCTAGTCCCTGAGGTACCAGTTGTTCCGCTAGTTCCTGAGGTACCAGTTGTTCCGCTAGTTCCTGAAGAACCTGAAGTTCCGTCTATTCCGCTAGTCCCTGAGGTACCAGTTGTACCGCTAGTTCCTGAAGTTCCGTCTATTCCGCTAGTACCCGATGTTCCGTGTGTTCCTGAAGAACCTGAAGTTCCATCTATTCCGCTAGTTCCTGAGGTACCAGATGTTCCTGAAATACCTGAAGTTCCGCTAGTTCCTGACGATCCATCAGTACCATCAACTCCACTTATACCGCTAGATCCAGATGTTCCAGAGATTCCTGAAGTACCACTTGTTCCATCAGTTCCACTAGTTCCTGAAGTACCAGATGTTCCGCTAGATCCAGATGTACCAGTTGTTCCTGAAGAACCAGATGTACCTGATGAACCACTAGTTCCTGATGAACCATTAGTACCATCAACTCCACTTATTCCGCTAGATCCAGATGTTCCGTCAGTTCCTGATGTGCCACTTGTTCCTCCAGTTCCTGATGTACCACTTGTTCCTCCAGTTCCTGAAGTTCCACTAGTACCCGAGGTACCACTTGAACAACATGTACCAGTTATTGTTACAGTGATGTTTCCATCACCGTCGTTTGTTACTGAGGCTCCACTAAATGTAATTCCTGAAACATTAGTTACCGGTGTTCCACCGTCTCCAACGGATAAGGCCGATCCAGACCCTGAAGTTATACCTGTAATTGATACTACACTACCATCACTATTATTAAGAGATAACGTTGAAGTACCACTATTATAAGTTCCTCCCGTTACCGTTCCTGTAAATCCTGTGATAGTCACAGTTCCTCCGTAATTATCACGCAAATCTAAAGATGTTGTTGCCGAAAAATATGTACCACCTGTTATGATAGTATCGTTTAAGTCAGCAATTCTCCATCTCGCATTTTCTCTTGTAACACCACTAACACCTTCAATTGTTGAACCTGTCCAAGCGTTTTGGAAAGCTTGTCCACCTGCCTCTGTGTTCAAAACTTGATATCCTGTTGAAAATTCAAAGATGTCTCCATCCGCTAAAGCAACATTCCACAATGACTCGTAGTTAGGTATGGTATATTGATATGTTTGCTGAGTTTCTTGCACAAACACCAACATTCCCAATCTTCTTCTACCTGAAGAAATTCCGTCATTATTCAAATCTAATTGACTTATTATCGGGGCTGGTCCGTCTCCTCCATAATTGAATGAAATAGGGATACTATTACCTGAATATAACACATATCCACCGTCTATTTTTGTTTGTTCGGGTATCTGCCAATTTAAGTCTGAAAGACTCCAAACTTCCATGTAACCACCTATGCTATCAACACTAAAGTTAGTGCCTGTATCAGAATCTCTTAAAACCGAATTAGGTCCTGTAAGTAGTGTTCCTGATGTTGGATTTTTATATTCGAAACTCATTTTTTTCTTTTTTTTTTATTTATAAATCTTATGTTAGTGTTCCACCTCTATAGTACTGTGGTAAATTTCCAGTTAATGGCCTAAATTCAGTTCCAGTAATTGATGAATACATTTTATAAACCCCTGGAGGTATCGTTGTACCACTATAATTAATAACTAACCCAAGATAAGTCGCAGGTAGGGTTAACGTAGTTGTTGCAGCGGCGGTAGGACCATAATTTATTGTTGAATATGTTTGACCATTCGTTGCCGCAGTGGATACAAACCAGGTAACGAATGCATTGGTTCCTGAGAAAGATCCTGTAGGTAAAACCGCTGTTTGGAATTTATATGCCTGTATAGCTTGTCCTTGAAGGTCTGTTCCAACTGACGTTGAAGTAATACCTGTAATCACAATTGCCGGATTATAAACCCCCCATCCTGTATAACTAAGATAAGCATTCATTTGAGAATCAAATGTTGATTGTACAGTGCTTGGTGTTGAACTGCCCGCAACATTAAATCCTTTGAAAGTACTTCCTTGAGCGGTCATCCAAGCATTTAAGTTATTTCTTGGTGCCGCAGCTCCTTGGTCAATAAATGCATAAGCAAATAATGGTTGATTAGTAGGTGTAGGTGAAGGGGTATTAGTTGGTGTTGTTGTATTAGTTGGTGTCTGTGTTTGTGTTACCGTTGGAGTATTTGTTGGCGTCTCAGTAGGAGTTGAAGTTACAGTCGCAGTTTGAGTAGGAGTTGCCGTCTCAGTAGGAGTTGCAGTAGCCGTTGGTGTAGGAGTTTCAGTAGATGTTGCAGTTACGGTTGGTGTAGGAGTTTCAGTCGCCGTAGCAGTTACTGTTGCAGTATTAGTTGGAGTAGGTGTTGATGTTGCAGTTTCAGTAGGTGTTGGAGTTAAAGTCGCAGTCGCCGTTGCAGTAACACTTGGTGTAGGTGTATTTGTTGGAGTTTCGGTTGGTGTATTTGTAGGTGTTTCAGTTGGTGTCGATGTAGGAGTTTCAGTATTAGTAGGAGTATTGGTTGGAGTTTCGGTTGGTGTATTTGTAGGTGTCTCCGTATTGGTTGGAGTAGGCGTGCTTGTTTCTGTCGCCGTCAAACTTGGTGTTGGCGTATTAGTTGGAGTTGGTGTTTCAGTTGGAGTTTCGGTATTTGTCGGAGTTTGAGTACTAGTATTTGTAGGCGTGTTAGTTGGAGTTTCGGTTGGTGTCGATGTAGGAGTTTCAGTATTTGTAGGTGTATTAGTTGGAGTTTCGGTTGGTGTATTTGTAGGTGTCTCCGTATTTGTAGGCGTGTTAGTTGGAGTTTCAGTTGGTGTAGATGTTGGAGTTTCAGTATTTGTTGGAGTTTGAGTTGTAGTGTTTGTAGGTGTATTAGTTGGTGTTTCTGATGGAGTATTTGTCGGTGTCGAAGTCTGAGTAGCAGTATTAGTAGGCGTATTTGTTGGTGTCTCAGTTGGAGTTTGAGTAGCAGTGTTTGTTGGCGTATTGGTTGGTGTAGGCGTATTTGTTGGTGTCTCAGTTGGAGTTGTAGTCGGAGTTGGAGTACTTGTCGCAGTATTAGTTGGAGTTGGTGAAGACGTAGCCGATGGTGTTCCCGTTGGTGTTTCACTAGGTGTCTGTGTCGGCGTTTCAGTTGGAGTAGGCGATGTTCCAACTGTTGCAGTTGGAGATGGTGTTAATGAAGGTGTTGGTGTTACTGTTGGTGTTGGCGTTACACACGCCAAAGAAACGACAATACCATTGAACATTTCATTTCTCGTAGCAGCAGAATAATAGATTACATCATCAACAAAAATGTTGAATGGTCCCAAAGCGTTTGAATTAGATGCCAATCTAACTATATATGAAGTACAACCAGTTACTGTTAGTTGTTGTTCAATTTCCGTAGAGCACCCGGGTGCGTTGTTCGTGACTAAAATAGAATATATGGACATCCGAGGTTTTTATTAAATAAATACCACAAGTATTCTATTTGATTTCTTATATTATGAAAATTAGATGGGAATATTTTTTTTGGCTAAACTAAAACAATGTCACAGTTCTAATCCGTAGTGTAAATTGAAAAATTACAATTAGACTCTTGGATGTCAATGTTAACAATACAAGATGCTAATTCAATTGTAATTTCGAAATCACATCCAAAAGTACATTGTAATATTTTGAATACTTCACAATTGTTACTGTCAACCATTTTCAACATGATTTCAGGAGCCGTTGAAAAAATCGATGGTATTGTGGTATTATATTCTACCACAGGAGGAACTGGCCCCGAAGATATAGTACCTAATAGTGTTTGATTGTTTCCATATACATCTGATATGTAAACACTTATAGGGTATGTACCTCCCGATATTTCTGTAATTCTTACCTGATTCATGATAAACAAATTATATCGTAGTTTATAATCAAGTCGATGACAATTTCTTGACCCTCGAGGGAAGTATTATTTCTACTTGTTTCGATTGTTATTTGATTATTTAGTTGGTCGATAATCACGTTACCAACACCTGGAATTCCTAATAACAAAGTTCGAATAGTATCATACCACTGATTATCTGTTGGAACCTGAACTAATGATGTCGATGTAAAGAAATTTTGGCTAGCAATTATACCTGAAGGATTTACGGAAACTTTGGCAGTAAATACCGCATTTATTAAGTCACAATTTGTATTCTCCGATGTCAAATCAAAAAATCCTTCATTTAACATTTGTAATAAACCAAACTTGGTCGGTGATTCTATGTTAAATACCTCAGCCCCCATCACATAAGTTTGATATGATGTTGAGTTTGTACTACAAGTTATTGTGGTATTTCTTGTTAATGAACATCCATTACTGTCTACTACAGTCAAAAAATAAGTGCCACCAGTTAATCCACTCACTTGTATTTGTTGCGGTTCATTTGGCACATTGTCTGACCAATTAAAACTGAATGGTGGTTCACCTGAGGTTATGAACGCGGTAATTTTACCACTAGATCCACTGCCACAAGAAGTACTATATAAAGTATAGTTTAATGGTTGACTACTTGGTACTAAAATGTTTGTAGTTTGAACACATCCATCCGCGTCAGTTACAGTAACAACATGAGTACCTGAAGTTAAATTATTGAATGTGACCGCAGTTAAATTTGTATCTATTACATTTTGAATTCCGTCAACAGAATAATCTAATGGTAAAGTTCCTCCACTTGTTGTGAAAATTGTAACCGACCCATTATTTTGATTACAACTCGTGCCCACTACTTGAGTTGAAATAGTGTATTTATTTTGAGCGACTAAATTCACTTCTTGTAAATAAGAACATCCACTATTGTCGGTAACACCTACGGTATATGTACCCCCACTTAGATTTCCAAATATTTGAGTACTCTGGGAATTACTTATATTCAACTGATTACCCGTTGGGCTAATCAAAGTATATGTATATGGTATTGTTCCTCCAACCACATTTATAGTAATCGAACCGTTATTACTTGAACAAGTCGAATTTTGTCCTTGAACTGAAACACTTGTTATTCCTCCAGGTGTTTCAAGAGTTGTTCCCGCAAACATTTGACACAAACCCGCGTCTGTCACTTGAAAGTTATATTGTCCTGCGGATAATCCTGAAATTGAAAAAGTTCTTGAATAAGATACCAATACATTACCAGTAGATGCCGAATAATAGAATGGAGCAGTACCACCTGTAATGGTTAAGTTAATTACCCCATTGGACTGAAGACATGTCGGAGCGGTAGAAGTGAATACTCCAAACCCAATCGGATTCACATTGGTAATTGTTGCCGATTTGGTCAATGAACAACCATAAGCGTCAGTGACATCAACAGAATAATTACCCGAAGTTAATCCTGTAATCGTACTACCAGTTTGTCCATTACTCCACAAATAACTATAAGGAGATAGACCTGTTTGTCCTGTCACAAAAATTTTACCTATTGGAGTTCCACCACAACTTGAGTTTGGTACAACATACAATCCATAATCTAAACTTTCAGATTCTTGGACTATAAATGTCGGAGTAAATGCCGTACATCCTCCCAAATCAGTTACACCTAAATAATATGTTCCAGCGCTTAATCCACCAAAAACAACCGCATCTGTATTAGTTATTGCAGAGGTTAGATAATTGTCATTAATATCAAACAAAGAAAAACTGGTTGATGAATATAAAGATGTTGACGAACCTGTAACAGATCCATTATTGACTCCACAAGTTGTATTTTGAACCGCAGTTACTGATCCACATACTCCACTAGAAATTGGGATATTAACTAAAAACTCGCTGTTTACAGGTAAAGTACTATCGTTTACTCTAATTTGATAAACATTACTTGCCAACCCTACCAAAGATGCAGGTTGTGCCACAATAGTTTGAGATGGATAAGACGGAGTAATAAACTCTATTGTATACGGTGGCGTTCCCGCACTAACAAATAGATTGAATGCCCCCGAATTATTATTAGAGCAATCACCTGTTACCGTTATATTATAATTTAATACCGCCATTAACCGTTACAATTTATACTTATATTTATTCCCGAGTTTAATGAAAGTGTTTCACCAATATTTCTTTCAGTACAAGTAAGACTTGTAATTGTTAATATGTTACCGTTTAAGAAAAATGTGAACCCATAATCATATAGTTGTGGAAGATATTGTATCAATGCATTTCTCCACATTGTATTAGTTGGGACATCAGTCAAACCATATCCAACATAAAACAACTCTTTAATTATAACATCCCCACCAATTCTCAAATCAACATACCAAGTACTTTGAACTGAGTTTTGTATACAATCATTCAATGTTAACCCACTTTGGGCTAACATATTGTTAACTCTATTGGATAATATACTACTAAAATTACTAACATCAACATCTCCGTTTAACCAAGGAAATATATTAAAATCGGTGTATTCTGTAGTACAGGTATAATCAAATATACTTGAAATAATGAAACATGGATCGACAGGTACTGGTATAAATCGACATCCTCTTTGTCTTCTATAAACAAACTTCTGTCTTTGGAATATTGAATTCTCCATCCTAACTCCTGTATTCCATATTGTTGTTGCCGGAATCATTTGTTCCACTAACTTCATCCAATATGGGCCAATACCATTGACGTAGTCAATTAATTTTTGATAGGTGTATTTGTTATTGGGTAATCCAACCGTGCTTTCCGATTCAATATATTTCCAAAAGATTGATTGTAAGATGGGATATCCACCTGTTTTACCATCTGTAATATATTGACGGTTTCTTACGTTAATCATATTCTCCCAAAAAGTTTGAGAAAATTCAAAAAACGTTTTCTTTTTTGGCTGTGGATTTATAAAAGTAGAATCAACTCCTCCAGGTACTGGATAACCAACTGTTAATCCTGATTCAGGTATCGGATAGTCATATCTTCTTGATTCTTCCCAAACATCATAAACTAAACCTTGTGCTGGATTCAAGAAAAGGTCTACGTTTTTAACATTCAATACTAACTTTTCATTATCAACAAAATAATAGGCATTATAATCCGCACTATTTGAAATTCTAATTCTGTCGTCTTCTTCCAACCATGATTTATTATTATCAACCACTTTCTTAAGTTTGAACCCTTCAGTCATATATGGAAAATCTCTGAATCTATTAAGATATGGTTGTCCATAAGTGAAAGGAGTTAATTGTGATTGTATGTTAAAATTTTGACCAGTGAATACCTGACCTGTTACAACTACCTCATCAGGACTTCTATGCGAAGGTGTTGATTCATACCATCCAGATCCTATCTGAAAGAAATAACTTTCAGTATTTTCAGGAGCTTTAGGAAACCCTTCTAAATCAACAGGGTAATCCTCCAATCTGGTGTTTACATCTTGATATGTTGCAGTTGAAGTGAACGCACTAAATGTTTGACCCTTTATCTTATAAGTTGAACCTGGAATAAAACTTGGAGTATTTTCAACATAAGTACCACCTGAAATAGCCGCCCATTGAATACCAAATTGATCCATGTTTATTTTTTGGTCAGCCAAATAGATATGTTCATTGAATTCAATTAAAGAATCGGGAGCTCCGATTAATCTTAACATAAATTCAACTGAACGTCTAGTTCCCTTAGATTTGAATAAGTAAGATGCGTTAAGAATAAGATTACGGTAGAATGCATAATTCAATTCCGTAGGTGTTAGTGCCCTAGCATAACCAGGATAGGTTGGTGTTGATGTATTTCCGAATACAGAACTTAAAAAGTCCTCATTAGTAATTGGCGAGAAATTAGAACTCCATCCAAGTGTTTGTGCCAAATTCACTAAAAGTTGTGATGGAATATCATTAGAAGGATTGTAACTAACAGAGTTCATGTATGCCAAGGCATCTATGAATTGTTTGATTTGGTCAAAACTTCTACCATAAATTTGAAATATCTTTTCAACTTTTTGTCCTAATGTATCAAATTCCTTCAAAGAATCTGTAACCAAAAATCTTGAGATTAAATTTGTTTTGAAGGAATCCAAATTAATCGCAATTTCCTCAAGTTGGCTCAAGTAATTCTCAAACAAAAATGACCTAATATCCAAATTCCACGGCCCATCTTTAGGCCATGTTACTTGTTGAAAATTAGTATAAAATTGTCCGGCTTCATTTTGTTGTGGCACTTGAAATACCGCAGTATACTCCGGTCTTATAAGTCGGTTTAATAAAAATTTTTGTACCTCATCAAAATCTTCAGCAAAAATTCTATCAACAACAAAATCATTTGGCCTTATTTGAAATTCTTCGTTAGATGTAGTTGCTGTCACCCCAAATGGTGAACCTGAAACAATGAATTCGATGAATCCTGTTGTCAGTGTTTGTGATGGAGTAAATGAAACAATATTAAAAATATTGTCATTGATTGACACACAATAATCCAAATAAGTATTATACAAATTTCTATACGGAGAAACGGTTATTTCTCTTACAGATAAATTTGTTGCAGCACTTAAAGAATAATCAATATCGAATGGATTATTAATTCTACTTACATTAATACGGAATGATGTTTCATTCAATACGGAATCATAAGATATATTAGTAGCAGTCGAACCTGTTATAAAATTATCATTGTTGAATACTATATCTAATGAAGCCGGAAATCTATGTATAATTTCAGTAATAGATACTTGAAATCTTTTACTTAAAGATCCATACATAGAAAAGTTTAGAACTTGAGACACATCATAGTTCGGATATACTCTGAACTGTGTCGCCATAATTCTTCTACTCTCATTAACGTCACCAATATTCAATCCCTCCAAACTTATAGGTTCAGAGAAAGCCCCAACATTAAAGGTTCTATTAACTTTTTCAGTAACCGAAGTTGTAAACTCAAAGTTACCTTGCGTGAGTCCTCCCCCTTCAACTGTTTGTAATCCTACAATATTGTCAGAGAAGGTCGCAGCACCACTACCGGGTCGTGGCGGATAAAAAAATTTAGTAGTACCTTGAGTCGTAGCCATTAACTAGTTATATTTGTAAAGTTTTTACTGAAATCAATATTATTACCTCTGCTTTGTCTAACCTCATAAAGAAGAGCATTAAATTGGTCTCTAATTTCGTATAGGTTGTACTGTCTGTATATGTTATCATTAGCATCGTAGATAGTGTAGATACCATCATCGATAGATTTGGTTTGATTACCATATAGAGCAATAGCAAGAGAAGAAATATCGTACTCAACCATTTCAATCTCTACAGATACAGGATTGAAAAAGGTATTAGTGATTATAATATTTTGGTCAGGCTGTCCAATGTACGGAGTTGCATTTGGTTTGTTTGTTGGTGATGATGACGGTGATAGTGTTAGAAATATTAGATTTGAATCTCCATCAACATATCTATATCTTATCGCCTTTTGTGTCGTGTTAACCTCATTTGTTACAACAGGCTCACAAAAGAAACTTGATGTAACAACTCTGAAGAAATTAGGTATTTTAGAACCATCAGGATTAAGATATTCAACTCTGAATCCGACTAATCCTTGAGGTACAAATTTGTTTTGATATTGTGTAGGAACATTAGAAATGTCAATAATAATACCTTTGACGTTAGGTAACGCACTTAAAACACCACAATCACTAATTACCGTTCTGATTTCCGCAGGTCTTATATATAATGTGTAAATTCCCAACGCATTGAATTGATTTGCGGGTAATGTTAAATTGTAAAGTCCCCCCAATACTTCAACACCAGCGTTTCCTCCTGTTTCAGAGTTTGCGAAGTAGGGTCTCAATATAGTTTGAGCGTCCAACTTTGTTAAAACAAATTGGTCTGTAACGTCCCTTGTGGGCGTAAAATTAAGAATTATCTCTACATCAGCGGGACTAACGTCTGATGGTCTTATTGTTCCATAGCTCCCAATTGCCATTATTATGTCGCTTGTTTAATTAATTTATTTCCTTTTCTTAAGTTATCTTCAGCCCACAAAGGTTGAAGATTGGTATAATGACACAATTTATAAATTTCATCTTCTGTTTTTGCAGAGGATAAAGGTATAATGTGGTCAATATGCCATTCCCCATAATTACCCCAAGACATCCCTTGAAAAAATTGTTTTTCGAGGTGTTCTTTCAATTCTTTCGGAGTAATGCCGACCAAATCGAAAGTTTTATTTGACTTAATTATACTCTTATTTTTCAAAAATTTGTTCAATCTCTTTCTAACATTAAAAGCCAATTTGAATAATGGTTCGTTTTTTCTTCTATCCACCATATATTGGTTATATTTTTCAGTGTTTTTACTTCTCCACTTCAAAGTGTATTGAACTGCCTTTTCTCTATTTTCCTCATTCCATTTTTTTAATGTGGAATCACGTTTATCTTTGTTTTTTATAGACCATTTTTTTTGATATTCAGGATTATCCTTATATCTTTTTTTACTATATTCACGATATTTTTCTGAATTATTCAAATATTTAATTCTATCGTATTCCTTTGTACACAGTTTACAGGATCCTCTACCTTTATTAAAATCTTCGAATGGTTTTTCAATATTACATTTACTACAAACTTTCATCTTCTATAAATACTTTATTTCCTTTTTTCAATTAGTACTTTCTTTATTAACTACGTTAAAGAATCCATATCCATAGTTAATCATATCTCCCAAATTGTCAACCTCACCCAATCTCATAACTCTTTCATAAGCACTATTTTTTCCTCTTTCAACAAATACGTTGGTTTGTATTTGTGCTTGGTCAATTACTTTTAGAAGAACTTCTTCTTTAGTAATAGGTTGTGCCGTCAAATTATTTGAAGTTAGTCCAGATGATTGTTGGAAAAATATTGTAGTCCCATCATTATAATCATAGTAATGAACTCCAGTAATTGTATAGGCAGTGTACACAGGATTTATATCTGATATTGCCCCCCATATTTGTCCATTACTGATTACAGGAACTCCAACTCGGAATTTTGGACTACCGTACAATGCCAGTTCATTTATTCTCGATCTGGTATTACCCGAAACTGTAAATGGAACCGTGACATAATTATTTGATGTTTGTGCCGAAACTACATTCACAGCATCTCCTGAAAAAATATAGTTATATGATACAGGAGTATTAATCCAGTTACCAGCACTAGGTATGAAAAAAGATTCACCATTTGGGTTGTAAATAACAACATCAGTGAAAGGTACGTTGATTTTCTTAGAAACTTTTGTCACACCCCACGGATTTGTTTGTTCCAATGTTATGGTATATTGTTTAATTGCCGTTGGGTAAGTATGACTTATTGAATTAGGGGTATAACTTGTTATTGTTTGTTTTGGACTACCGTCCCCCCAATCTACTTTATACGCAGATAGTTCCAAAAACTTTTGAAATTCATCAGAAGTATTGTAAATATTCCAAACGTATGGACTATTTGTAGTTGATGAAAATATAAAATTGGTAACTACATCTTTTTGTAGTACCGCTCCATCGAATGGACTATAGTATCCCGCATCAACCGCAGTTTGTCTTAATAATATAGGCACCGATAAATTGGTTAACAAAGAAGTACCACTAGGCCCCGAACTAACAACTTGTGTCATAGCAGAATAAACCCCAACAGGAGTACCACTGTAATTTACAACGGATAAATCCCTGGCAACATTCTCAGGTGAGACAATAAATCTATAAGTATCCTGTGACATTATTGTGGAGGGTTTACATATTCATACCATTTTATGGGAATGTTGGTTCCCAACCTTTGTCCACTCGTATTTAACACTTGGTAAGTTTGTGTTTCATAATCAAGTTTAACCGTATAATATAAAAATTGTGTGTTATCAAAAGCATATTTATTTCCTGTCAAATAAACCTGAGGGCCATTTGTCAAGTCCAATGGATTTGTGCCTCTACCTGTCATCATTCTTGTGAATTGTCCAGTTTTAGCATTGAAAAACTTTGCAGACATATAGAATGTATTGATATTAAGAAAATTTCTTTTCTTTAACCAATAGATAAAAAACCCTTCTTTATCTCCAACATAATCCAAAATAAACTGTGGTTTTCTAATATTAACCATAGTTCTCTGCATTTGAGTTTCCATCATTAATCCTTGTTGAGTTGGCAATATTATCGTAAGATAATTTGTTTGTTGTTTCTCATCAGGAGTATCGTAAAAATCCAACTTGAAAAATGAATTGGAAAATACGTTATCATAATAATATACTTCTTGTGGTGTAAATCCTTCACTTAAATAATTGATTCTCCAATTACTCAGGTCATTCAGAGACCCTCCAGAATAAAAATAAAATTCATAATTGATTAATGTATCATTCGTAGTTCCTGTAGCAGGTGCGTGAGCAAATCTTGAAACCTCAAAATCTCTACCGTCACCAATGACTTCTTTAATTACTTTGGTTTCATACTCATCAATAGCCAAGTCCAATCCCAAATAATCCCACTTGAGTTCTACAGGTATGTTGATTTGTTTGTCAACACCAACATCTTGTCTAATTACAAATCTATTCACACTCATCTATTAGTGGTTTTATTGCGAAGTCAAATCCGTCAAGATTATCGTTATAATTTATTCCTTCAGGAATCAATCTAAAAATCGCCTGAGTATAAGGATAATGGGCTGAGTTTAAGTAAGGATAATCTACACCACGTCCCAAGTTGTCTATAAACCCATAGGTATAAATATCCCTCCATCGAAACTCTTGGTCGGTAGTTGAATAAAATGCCCAACTCGGAACATTGTCAATTTCCCCAAGTTCCGCAGTTTCAATATAATCCGAAAACACTTTCAATACCATTGAGTTATGGGGTTTATAATAATAACCTGGTGAGTTCGTAGAAAAATTGTTTGTTGTTTGGAATACCGTTTGATTGAACTTTATCTTATGGTAATATGGTGATACAACACGTTCAACTTGTTCATAGTCATTCCACTCACAGAAATCACCGTCCATTATATCACCAGGTTTCAAATCTAAATTATAATTAAATGTTTTTGTCGCACCATTGGTGAGAGTATATGCTGAAACAGGTATGTTTGTATTTGACCTTTGATTATTCAAATCCCACCAAGGAGTTGGAGTTTTTGCCAAATTGAACCCCCACCCTTGTTTCAATCCAACACTATTGAATGGTTGATTAAAATATCCTGAATATCCTTTATTAACTATTGTTAAACTAATTTCATTCAATGGTCTTTTTTGATTATCCAACAAACCCGCAAAGTTCAAGTCATAGTTAGATGTTACGTCATAAGTGTTACTACTTGTCTTTTGAGATATTCTTGTAACATTGTTTGGTGTTATCGAACTATATTCAAGTTTCCTCTCTTCACCAAACACATTTTTTTCAAATCCCGCCTTAGTAATTGCAAGGTCAGTAAGGTTAGTTAAGACCTTATATTTCTTAACATAATATTTAGATCTTGTTTCTGTTAAGTTGTCGGGATTAATAACTCTTCTAAATGTTCCAATTGTCCCGTTATTAAATGTAGAACCTGTAAATCCAATATTAAATAAGTTGAACACATGTTTGTCACTTCCATATAATCCATTACCAATAGAATAAACTTGGAATATGTTAGACCCACGATAGGTTAACGATAATTCCACATATTGTCCTATCGTCAAACCATGAGGGGCAATACAAATAAAAGAAACCAAACCATTACCATTCTGAGTATTATTTACGATTGAGAATGGTATTCCACTTGAAGCAATCCAATTCACATCATTGTTACTCGTGGAGTAATATGTTAGTTGTCTATCACTATCATTTTCATAAGGGTAGGTCAAATAGTACATCCAGTTATATGTGTAAGCACTCTTTGCTTTGTATTGAAAATGACTATCTCCTATATTAGGTCTATAAAAATCGAATTCATAATATTGCGGAAATCCTCTCCATATTCCACTTTGTTTTGAATTTGCTGGATCACTATAGTATAAATTATATTGGAAAGGTAAATAAGTTGTAGTACCTGTATAGGTGTTATCATACAAGTATGTTATCTTAAATGTTGGTCTAAATATTGTACTTTCTTGTCTTTCATCGTCATAAATCTGAGCAAGATTTAACGTAGATGTCCTATCGTACTCAGTGAGTTCTTGACTTTGCTCTTGAAGAGTCAAAGATATTTCCTCGTCTAATGAAGGAGCACCCTTATATCTAAGTCCACTTGGTATTATCGTATACTTATTCATCTACAGAATACTTAGTCTTAAATTTATCCAAAGCGGTTTCACCGACTATGGTTCCAAAATAAAATTGGTAAGGAGCACCTACCACAAATTTTTGTTTCAACGCTCCTGTTGATTTATATTGACCATCTCCAACAGTTCCATCAACATTAAAAATATACCCACGTGCGTTCAAGTCATTGGATTCTGAATTGTCACTATAGAAATATGGTGTGTCGGAGGCATACCTATCTAACGATTGGTACCTAACATTTTGAACAATATCCGATTGTGAAGTTGCCCATGTGTTAAATTGATCTCCAAAAATAAGCTTAGTATTATTCAATTTCCATTGGTAGAAAGGTACAACTTGAGATTTAATTCCGTAAGGATATGGATAATACCCAATATCATCAGTACCTCTAAAATTAATTCTACCAGGTGTTAAATAATCTTTGGTTTGTAAATCCTCTGTGGTCGATGAAAACCAAACCGCTATTGTAGGATTCTTCGCGGTTCCAAGAATTTGCGTTGGTTGATTTGTTGCACCAGTTAGAACATCATAATACTCAGGTGAAAAATTAATATTACCTATTTCGCTGTTGATAGACATCAGTTGTGCCAAATCTCCATCAATTCTTAATTCCGGTCTTGAAAATAGTTGATTTATACCGTTATCTCCTAAAGGTATTAATTGCTCTAAGAAATTTTCGTCAGTAATTCTTGACACCACAAACAAATTTACTAAGTCGGAAGTATCTCCATAACTTGTAGGATTTATGTTAGGAATAATATATCCTTTTGTTGTTGGGTCAAATGTAATTTCTGAGTAGAATATATCCTTCATACCCATGTTAACTAAAGTGGTTGGAAACAACAAATTCAATTCATTTACTCTTCCATCATTATTTGTTCGTTTTCCAACAAAGGTGTTTGTAATCTCATTGTAAGGACTACTTCTGTAATAGAAATTATTACTATCTGTGTTGAAATAAACAACGTCCTTACAATATTCCACTTTACCCACTTTATTTTGTTTATTATAGAAGGTGTCAACTTGTATTGGGAACATATAAAGAGTTCCATTAACCCAATTATTCATAAATGATTGAGCGAGAACCCCCCTGCACAGTCCATAAAAGAATCTGAATCTATATGCCCATTCATTAAAGTTCGAAAGGTCTTTTCCTAAATCAGCTAAGGGTCTTCTTAAAAACAAATAACAACCTTTATACACATTGTCCTTTGTAGTACACTCTTGGTTTATCTTGAAATTGTCACCAAATCCTTCATAACAATCTAACCCAACCATATTTTCACAACTAAATGTTGAGAACACAGTTAAATTATTTGGTAGTCCATCAAGATCCTCAGTTGGTATCTCAGCTCCCGTTGTATATGATGCCAAATCTAATGGTTGATCAAGGTCAGGAATACTGTAAAAAATAAAATTATTATTTTGTTGAAGTAATGCCGGATTAGTTTCCCACGAACTACCATTCAATACATCGGATGATGGTAATCTATCAGTCCTCATAACATTGTTATTTTTGGAGGAGATTGGCATCGGATTTGCTAATAACCGAGGATACCCGTTTGGTGTAAAATATTGATATCTAACATCATTATAATTGAAATTGACTGCAAATATTGCCGCGAATACCGCCGCTACTGCCGCTCCAATTAGGAGGATAGTTATTATTGGGAAAAAAGGCGCAAGAGCCACGAATGGTAATAAAGTTGCCCCCACTCCAGCAGATGCTCCCAAAACTACAACAGATAATGGGTCTAAAGAAAACGCAGTAATATTAGAGAAAATATAAGATGCTCCCGAAACATCTTCAGCCTCATCATATTTAGCAGAATTTTGATTTGAAGAATAAAAGTCATTGTTGGTTTTACTAACCATAGTAGTGACTCCTCCAATATTTTTAGGACTCAACCTGTTGTTATTAGAAGTAGCATCCAAACTTCCATAATAACCTACAGTAGATGTCGTAAATCCAGAAAAATCATTTCCAGCCTCAAAGAAATACGATGGATAAAACATACCATTTTGGGTAAATGGTTGTACTGATATATTAGTTTGAGTTAATTTTTGTATCGGTATATTTAATCTTGTTTGGGCAGTAATCGTTAATCCAGGGTCATCAATATTTTTTCCAAATATTCTTCCAAGTCGATATTCATTTGTATATTTTGGAGAATACGGGTCAACCCCCCTTTGTAAAATAAGAATATACTGATTTTCAATATCACTGAAAGCATTCAAAGGACTAATAAGAAAATCCTTATCGTTTCTACGATACCCTCTCAACCTTTTTTTAGCTAAAATTAATCGTGATGGTGCGGCTAATACATTTGGAAAAGTTTCTAATTCCCCTAAATTCCATATTTTAATAGCGTCTGAAACAGTAATTGCCGTTACGACTTGGTAGTATTCTCTGTCTTGTGGATATGATTGTCTTGTTATGGTGCTTCCCGTTGGTAATGAATATAAAACAGTTTGGTCAGATGTTTGAGTTACAGCATAGTCAACATTAACAGACGTTGCCGCCTGAATTGTAGTACCGGTAACACCATTAACAACACCATTTTCAGTTTGAGCAGTATATAAAAAGTTTTTATCTGTTGTTGTTGCCGGATTTACAGATGTTAATAATTGACCTGAGTCATAAAACTGGTTTGATAAAACTGTAATTGTATTATCAAAGTGGAATTTACCAAAGTTTGAACTCTGAGCAAAAGTAACTTTTATTTTATTCAGATTATCAAAATATGATTTTCTAGTATTAAATATATTGATTCGTTCTCCAACAGTTAAACTTTCAGAAAAAGCGAAATGCTTATCTTCATCTGACTCATCAGATAAAAATCTTACAACAGATGATTTTGGAGTTTTGAAAATATCCAAGTCAGATACTGAGTCGTTATTACCTGCGATTGCTTGTGCAAAAATTGAAGATTTTATTGGTACATCTTCAGAAGGAGTTCCGTCAGCCCCAAAAATTAATTCTAGCCCCTCAAAATAACTTTCAGGAAATGACACGTAAGATAGAACCCCCGAAGTTCCTCCTAAAACTGCTTCAGAATTTACTTTTGTCTCATTACATGAACAAGATTGACACTCAGGATAAGTAATCATTGGTAATCTAATAGTAAAATCCTTAGTTTCACACTTTAATCTTAAAGCGTTACAAATAAACGCAAATGGTCTAGTCCTAAGAATTCTAACACCGCACAAGAAACATAATGCCCGTATTACTGTCGTATAAATAAACAATATAAAGTGGGATACTACTAATAGTGCCACTCCAACAAACTGAAGAACTGTGAATATTATTGAAAACAAAAAAAACAATAAATCAAAGTTTTTGAATCCGTCATTTACAGGAAATTTGTTTATTGTACTATCACAGGTATCGTCATCAATTTCTTTAATCCCAATAAATCTTCCTCTACCTCCTTTTTTATATTGATCAATTAACGATGATACAGTGTATACCCTATTGAATTGAAACTCGTAAAATGTATCTTCACAATTTATGATTTCATCAAGTCTTTCAATTTGTTCTGACCCGACAAATCCATCGGTATAACCACTCCACGCCAATCCAAAATAGTACGAACTTTGTTGTTTTCTTTTATTTATTTGATTAAAAAAATAAGTTGGGTCTGTATTTGAATTCTCCCATCCATATTCTTTAACATTAGGTAGTAAATAATGCGGTCGTCTACTTTGTATTGTTAAGTCAGTTGGTTGCGTCCATTTAACCTTAAACCTAAATTTTGATTTAGTGGGTATACCAATTGATTGGTCATTTGAAACAACTCTTTCTCCAAATTCATTGGTTATAACATAATCCAAATTCATCGGTAATTCTGTCAACCATGTTCCATCTCCATCAATAATGTTACCCGCTTGTTCCAATTCGAATACTTCCAAGACAGGATTACCATCTACATCCTGATCTGCGGTTTGTCTAATTGCTAATATTTGACCAGGTCCAGAAGTCAAATCACACAAATTACCCATATTATCTTTGGGTTTACAATTTTTTCTTAACCTAAACTTGTCAGGAGTAGAAAAAACAGAACCCATAAAAACCGCAGTCGGTTGTATATCAACGTTAGCATCGTCTCTTAAATCGAAATCTAATCTGTTAATTGATATATCACATATTTCAGGGTCACCCCACAAAGGAGAAATCTCAGCATTTTTAGTTAAATTAATAATCTGAGGTAAAGAATTCAAATCATTTGATGTTCGAAATCTGTTACCCGCAACTTGTGCTTCTGTGGCTAAACCGATTCTAATTAAATCTTGAGGTGTTAAAGAAAATTCCCCGATGTCAGAAAGGTCAACATCCATGACTATCGTTCGTTCCCCCAACGGAACACCCATAATCATATAATCTCCACTATCATTAGTTTTTGTTGTAAACCTATAATATTTGTCGTAAATTTCTACGGCAGTACTTCCTGTTAGAACATCCGATTTTGTTGGTAATGTTCCAGTCGCAGCATGTTTTGAATAAGAAGGTGTATATGGTAATAGATTGTATCGATACCCATCACTATTTTTGTCATTTGGTGATTTGTATGGATAGATACTTGTTATTAATGGATTTGATTCGTCAACCTGTTCAATAGGTATGAATATAGAAACTCTAGCATTAGGTACCCCAAATCCATTATTTGCGGTGACCCTACCAACTAAAACACCATAATTAGCACAACTTCTTGTGTAGATATCTGTTTGTTGTATTTTAAGAGATAAAATTTCTAAGAACTCAAATTCTTGGTCTAACTGTACATTAATTGATTTGTTAATACCAAGTTCGGTCCTAATTCTATATGAATCACCCATGTAATATCTTTAATTTATAAATAGTTTATGTGTAATTTTTAAGAAACAAATAGACACACATTGTAAATTATAAACCAAAGCTTAGGATAATAAACCTATTAAGAGAATGTTGTGGATTGGAAGTTTACTACTGAAACTTTAATATCCTTATTTGGATATCTTATTTGATAAACTTGTGAAGGCTGAGCAAAAATAGTGTCGGCAACAGGAGCAATTTGTCTCGTTTCAGGATCAGAATATTGCATAGATGTTTCAGCCGAAGAATATTGTCCACCCACATTATTGAATACCTTAATTCCTGCTACTGTAAGTACACCATTTTGGTTCTGTACAATACTTTGTATCTCAGACAAATAAACATTCTGTCCTAATTCCCTCACTTGTGGATTAAAGTAAGTCGAAATTCTGTCTACAACATCAGCAATAACTTGTCCTGAATTCTGTGCCGAAGTTAATACAACTGATACCTCAACACTAAGATCAATTACTTCAGCAGTCAAAATGGAAATATAGTCATTAATCATTCTATAATTAGAAAGATAGGTTGCAACATTTTGTCTCAAGGTGTTCGATACAATATTAGTTAATTTACCAGAGGTATCGTAAGACAACAATTGAATTAAAATTTTATTATCGTTTTCTGTAACTGAAACTTTTGCAGGTGCTCCAAATTCTGAAGGCATATTCCTGATGATAGATTCGTAGTCTTGAACTGTCACCGCTCTCTTCTGTGCGGAAAAGTTGAATGATACATAATTTCTAATTTCTTCCAAAGATGGTAACCCTGCTCCACCAATTGCAGCAGTAACGTTGTTACATCTCAAAGAATTAACTACCGATGAGTTTGTTAGTTCTGATGGACCATTAACAAAGAAAGATACAGTACCAATCTGAGTGATAACATTTGTTCCCAAGTTAGTACCTAAACCACCCCCAACTCTATATTGAACAAACAGAGTTGAATTCGGAGTTAAAGCCGAACCCAAAGATAAATTGTTTGAATATCTTTGTAGGTCTATCGTTGCCCCTAATGTTGTAAATTGATTTAACGCATCTTGTGCCGTATTGGTTCCTCCACCAAAAGTTAATTTCTTAAACCCTTCAGGAGTGTATTCACTAATGAATCTATTTTGTGTTTGAATATATCTACCAACTTTAATTCCTGGTTGGTCGGAAACTTTTGTAGGGTCTTCAATAAAAACTCTATCTTCGGCAAGGGCATCTACTTCATACCATTTGTTAGGAACTCCTAAGAATTCCGCCGCTGTAGGTATGTTTGTATATTCAGTACCACTTTTAAGTAATACACTTGTGATTCCTAATACATTTTTTTCAGGTAAGAATAATTCAAAAAATGGCTTAACATCGTTTGGAGTAATAACCCTTTTGAAAACTTTAGTAATACCATTAACAACTAATTCTCTCTTGGTAATAGTATAATTAACCAAAACATTATTGGCATTGAAGTTAGGTATTTTTAATCTGTTGGGAAACCCTTGGGCATTATATGGTGATGTAAAATCAACGTCATATATGTTTTCAAATATTATACCAGCACCTGACACTTGAGACCCTCTCGCTAAAGTTCCAAGATATCTCTCATCTTCTTTATCTCCAAAGGCAGGTACGGTAATTGAAAAATCTACTAAAGATACTGATGGTCTTTGTCCAGGAAGTTTTAATCCATAAGTTCTCGCAATATTATATATTGAAGATCTTTGTTGCGCATATTGAAGTACTGTTTCTTGAATACTTCTATCTATGTGATAATGTAAGTTATCAGCAACCGCAGCATTCAAGTCCAAAAATACCGAGAATACAGATGCGTCATTAAAATCCTGAATCAATTCAGGATAGTATGTTCTTACATAGTTTAATAACTCAGTTCTTATCCCCTGATAATCTCTAGTTGTATATGAAATTTTACGATTTGCCATCTATATTAAATATTAATAATAACAAAATCACTTTGAGCAAAAGTCGATCTGTTGTTCGAGTAATCTATTCTAATTTTAGCGGTATATTCCGAAGTTCCTTTTCCAGGTAATCTATAAATTGGAGACTCGCTTGTTCCAAGTGTATTTTCACCTAACATGGTATCAACTTCTTCCATTGGGTCAGCAGGTGTGATTGATATTTGATTCAATAACAGGTTTGGCATATAAACTTGAACAGCATCTCTTATATCTGATTGTATTGCATCAAAAGTTAAACCATCAAATGGCTCAAATAAAAATTCATACAGTCTTGTTCCAAAATCAGGTAAAAAATACCTACTACCTTTTCTAGTTAAAAGAAGGTGAATTAAGTCAGATTTAATTTGCTGAGATTCTAATTGGGTAAGTTCTAAAAAATCACCCCGTCTCGAATCTCTGAAAGGAAAGTTTATTCCATATGTTACTCCGTTCGCCATAAAGATAAATATAAGACCCTTGTTTTTCCTTATAAATAGCCACAAATAAAAAATCCCGATATATATCGGGATTAATTATTTAATTAGGAAGAACAACCGAAACATTCAATTTCAATTCCTTCTGGTTTTGGTGGTAAATTCATACTACTATAATCAACTTTAGGAACTTCAACATTTGGTTTTGGTTTTTGTGCCTTTGACATATCCAACGCTAAGTGTTTAGCCCCTGTTGAAATTGCCTTAGTCCTTACATAATAACACAATGTTTTCAAACCTTTTTCCCACGAGTGAAAGTGAGATGATGTAATTTTAGACAACGTAGGGTTCGACATATATATGTTCATAGACTGAGACTGATCAATGAATGGTGCTCTATCTGCCGCCATATTAATCAAATCTCTCTGAGAAATCTCCCAAATTGTTTTATACTTAGGAATTAAATGCTCAATTCTCTTAACCTTTTTGTTATAGTTTTTGTCTTCAGGGTCAAGGTATTGATTGAAGTTAATGTTTTGAATTGAACCTTCATTCATAATAATTTCATTCTTCAAATCTTCGGACCAAATACCAATTTTTTCAAAGTCATTAATCAAGTACTTGTTCACAATCATAATCTCCCCACCAACAACTCTTCTATTAAACAATGCGGAATGTGCTGGTTCGGTCATCTCAAATGAACCAGTAATTTTTGCTGAAGACGCGACTGGCATCTGAGCAGTGAATAAGGAGTTACAAACACCAAATTCTTGTACGTCTTTTTTCAACGTTTCCCAATCCAAGAATAATTCAGAGTCATTCAACCCCCACATATCAAATTGGAAAATCCCTTTCGACATTGGAGAACCTTTGAAGAATTCGTAAGGGTGTCTAATTCCTTTCTTACACAAATCATTACTTTCAGTGATTGCCGCATAATAAATTGCCTCAAAAATATTCTTATTCAAAGTTTTAGCTTCATCTGAAGTGAATACATAGTCCAATAAACAGAATACGTCAGCTAAACCTTGTACCCCAATACCAATCGCTCTTTGTTCTAAACCTCCTTTAAGACCTTTTTCAGTTGAATAATTATTCTTGTCGATAACATTGTTCAACGCTCTAACCGCCTTTCTAACTTCTTCAATCAATAGTTTGTAATCAAACTTACCATCAACAATAAAGTTTTTAAGTACGATTGATGATAGTGTACAAATCGCAGTTGTATTCTCATCAGTATACTGATAGATTTCATTACATAGGTTAGATTGTTTAATCACACCAATGTTTTGATGATTTGTTTTTTTGTTCGCACTATCTTTAGCACATAAGTAAGGTACACCAGTTTCAACTTGAGATTCAATGACTTTACTCCAAATCTCTTGTGCTTTTACTTTTCGACCGATTCCTGCTTTTACCGCCAACTGATAGTTTCTTTCATATTCATCACCGAAACATTCCTGTAATGGTTTAATACCCGCTTTGATAATATCATTCGGACAGAACAAATACCAATCTTCATTGTTTTTAACTGCTCTCATGAAGTTATCAGGAATCCAAAGTGCGGTAAATAAATCTCTCGCTCTTAATTCTTCAGCACCTGTATTCTTTTTGATATCCAATAAATCAAAAATATCTTTGTGCCATGGTTCCAAGTATATCGCAGCACTACCAGGTCTTCTTCCTTGTTGGTTAAAGAATCTCAATGATTCGTTTACAATCTTAAGATATTTTAACAATCCACCAGCAAAACCACCAGATGATTTGATTCTACTTTCTTTACTTCTGATGTTTGACATAGACAATCCAATACCCGCAGCATCTGAAGAATAGGTTGAGATGTCATTCAAGGTTTTTAGTAATCCTTCTCTTGAATCTGAATTATTATAATGTAACACACAAGACGCTAACTGAGGAACTTTGGTTCCTGAGTTAATCATAATTGGTGTTGCCTTAGAAATTCTCTGACTTGATAATGAATGATAATATTCTACCGCTTCTTCGAATGAATTAGTTACCCATAGAGCAACTCTCATATACATATGTTGTGGTCTTTCGATTACTTTACCCTGAGGAGTTTTCAACAAGTACATTTCTTGTAGTGATCTCCATCCAAAGTAATCAAAATTGTAATCATTCTCATGATTGATTACCTCATCAATCTTAGACGGACCATACTTTTCAATCACCTCCATTAGGTCATCATGAACTACACCATCAACATGAAGGGTGTGCATTACATTTGAAAAACTTGGATCGGTATCTTTATGATACGATGAAATCGCAACTGAAGCCGCAAGTCTAGAATAATCATAATGACTACCAGTATATGCCGCAGCGATTTCATAAACAAGTTTATCTAACTCTTTTGTGGTTATATTACCTTCAGTTGGTACTGATGTAATAACTTTAATGAATATTTCATCAGAGTTAACAGTCAAACCCTTAGCAGCTCGTTTAATTCTATTATAAATTTTTTGTGGATTGAAGGCAACATCCTCCCCTCCTCTTTTTTTAATTTTTAATGACATCATAGATATAAAAGTATTAAATTAAAAATCAGAATCAAATGATAACTCTTCGTTTAGTTTAGCTTTTTGGTATTCCATTGTTCTTGACTCAAAGAAGTTACCCTTTGTTTCAACTGCAATTTGTTCCATAAACTTGAATGGTTGTTCAACATTGAATTCTTTTTTACATCCAAACTTAACCAACAATCCATCAGTAACGAATTCCAAATATTGTTTCATAAGATTGGAGTTCATACCAATAAGTGAAACAGGTAATGATTCAGTGATGAATTCTTTTTCAATCTCCAATGCAGACAATAGAATTTCTTTGATTCTTTTTTCTGATGGTTTAGTCTCCAAGTGATTATTAACCAAGTGAATTGCAAAGTCACAGTGAAGATTCTCGTCTTTGAAAATCAAACTATTTGCATTACACAAACCTTGCATAATACCTCTCGACTTCAACCAGAAAATTGAACAGAAAGACCCTGAAAAGAAGATACCTTCAACCGCAGCGAATGCCACAAGTCTCTCTTGGAAGGATGCGTTTTCAATCCAATCAAGAGCCCACTTAGCCTTCTTTTGAACTGCAGGTAGATTATCTAATGCTGTAAAACAAAGTTGTTTTTCTTTTTCGTTTGAGATATATGTATCGATGAGTAATGAATACATCAAGCTATGAATGTTTTCCATCATCAACTGAAATCCATAGAAAAATTTAGCCTCAGGATATTGTACTTCCTTTAAGAAATTTTCTGCAAGATTTTCATTAACAATACCATCAGAAGCTGCGAAGAATGATAAAATATTTTTAACGAAATATTGTTCATTTTCAGTAAGATTATTCCAATCTCTAATATCGTTAGTCAAATCTACCTCTTCAGCAGTCCAAAATGCTGCTTGATGTTGTTTGTAAAATTCCCAAATATCATTGTGCTCAATGGGGAATATAACGAATCTGTTGGGATTCTCTATTAAAATTTTTTCCATAATTAATTGTGTGTTTTATAATTGTTGTTGTTCCTTTTGTTTTCTCTTCTCCATCAATTCTTTGACTCTGTCTCTCTTCTTCTCTTCTTGTTGTTCCTCAAATCCTAAGAACGTCACCGAACTTTCAGTATCAATTTCAAGAAGTTCATTGTTGAATTTACAGTTCTCGAATACAACCCCATCCTTTCCAAGACGAGACTTTGTTATCGCGATTGTCGCCAAATTCATTTCTTTCTGTTGAAGTGTCTTTGCCACCGTGATGATGACGTGTCCAACTTGGGCCTTTTTGATTGACCCTCCCATTTGGTCAGTGGTTACCACCTCTGAAGAAATAGAACTTCTATTCCCTTGAGTTGCAGTCCAACCAACCAAGTTGAGTTCGTGGCACATTGCCTCAAACCCTCTCATTACCGAACCTTCAGCTTTCCACTCATCCTTTGATGATGACTCAGGTAATACACAGTCGATATAATCTAACATAATCATATCAATTTTGTTTCCATCCGCAATCATTTTTCTAACCTGATTTTTAAGTTGGTTCATTGTCATAGTATCAGATGCCAACTTCTTCAATACAAGTTTGTTTTTCATTGTCTCTTGTATTTCAGTAATCTTAGACATCACATCTTCTCTATGTTTTGCCAACTCATCAGGTGGAATACCTGTCCATATTGTGAAGTGTTTCCTTTGGACAATTTTAGGATTGTCTTCGAAGAATACCTGAAGGACATTGTATCCCAAGTTGAATGCGGTATTCGCAATCTTGGTCAAGATAGTTGTCTTACCAACACCAGTTGGAGCAAGGATTACACCTATCTCTCCCTTCGCTAAACCACCCTTAAGTAGTTTATCAATACCTGGTATACCCATAGGTATTGGATGTCTATAGTCTTCATCCAAAACGGTTTCAAGTCCATAGAAAATATCCGTCTGTCCTTTGTCTATCTCCCCTACTTGTAGTGCCTCTCTAACTAACCCCTCCACTTTATCGTAAGATTCAAAATCTCCTTGAGTGATAATTTTTTGTGCCTTATCCATAGCCTTTTGAAGTTCCTGTTGTTTACAGAATTTCAAAGCCTTTTCTTGGACAAATTGTGTTCCTTCGAATGGTGCTTCCTTTACTTGTTTTAGTGTATCCAAAACAATTTTAGCAACCAATTCTTGAGAAACTTCAGACTTGATAATTTGTTCGAGAGTTTCGAAGTTAGGGGTTGATTCATACTTCACATAGTACTCCTTAATCATTTGTAAAATGATTTTGAAATACTTGTTATCAAAGTATGTTGACTCGATGACATCAAGAATAGATGATGAAAAATCTTTATCTACCACAATCTGATTCAATAACTGAATCTGGAAAGTGTTCCCTAAGTAATCGAAATTTTTGTTCATATATTTGTATTGCTCCCCTGTGTATTATTAAATACTCACTTACTCAAATCAAAATCCAAATATTGATAAGATAATCTCTGTTCTGAAAAAATGTCAGTCAATTCTCTGAGAATGTCTTTCAAAAATGGTCGTACGTCAACGGTATAACGAACCTTGGGTGGAAAATATTTTCCATCAAAAATTCTATGACAAATTGTCGTGTCCCCATTCTTAACAAAGATGTTAAAGATTTCTGGTCCATCAGTATAAGAGGTGTCCATAACTGATGGGTCATGCATGATAGATTCACTATTGTCCGTCATGTAAATCACAGTCTTCATTTTCAAATGATACTGTAAGTCATCCTTGATTTCATTAATCAAGTTATAGAATTCAATTGAGTTTTTTGCGTTAGGATTATAACCTCTAACATTGAAATACCTTTGAACTACAATGTTGTCGTTAAGGGTTAGAAGGAATTCCATTTTAGTACTGTCTTGCTCTTTCATAAAGTTTTTAATTTTTGTTTGTGTTTCTTTTTTCTTTTCGTGTAAGTTTCATAAATGGTTTGAGGAAATTTACCCAAGCTTCATCATTCTTGGGTAGATACTTGAAGAGTCCGTCCTCCATCATCATTCTCATCAAGTTTTTGTATCCACGGTCTGTGGGGTCTATTGTGTCTGTATGAATTTGTTCCACCAATTCTTTTCCTTCTTCAGTAATCAAAGGGTTATGTAGGTCAACGATTTTTTTGTTTGTATCATAGAAATCTTGGCCAAATGTACCGCTTTTAGTTTTACCAATCAAAATGTTTTCTAACGCCTTTGGTTTTTTCTTTTGCTCGATACTTCGTGCGTTATCCAAGATTTCTTCGATAGTACATGATTTCTCTAACAATTCGGGAAACAATTTGACCAAAGTCTTTTCTCCCAGCATTTCTATACCATCTATGTTATCAGACTTATCCCCTGTCATAATCTTGGTTAATAAGACGTTTTGGTGGGGTATGTTGACCTTATTAATAGTAATCATGTCTCCATGCCTATAATATTGTTTAGAGGTCGGAGAATAGATGGTTACCCGTTCTGATATAAGTTGAGTTAAGTCTTTGTCGGCAGAAAAAATTATGATTTCTTCATCGATAGATAATTTGGTATAGTAAGCTATAAGGTCATCTGCTTCGTTGTTAATCATTTCAACTTGACGCACGAATATCTCCTCAAGGTATTGTTTGACCCGAGACTTCTGTTGAAGATATGATTCGTACTTAAACTCATTCATATCTTGACGACGATTTGCTTTGTATTGAGGATATATGGATTTCCTTATGGAGGAATTGGAGTTTCCATCCCAAAATACCACAACCTTATCATGATTGTGTTCTTCTAAAAATTTTCTCAAGATGTTTATAAAATGGTAGATTCCACCTAAGTGGTCTCCACCATTATACAACTCCTTTACTCCATGAAATCCAATTTTGAACAGATTGTCTCCGTCCACTAATAACGTTTTAATCACAATTCGTGATTTAAGTGTGAATAATAAACTAGTCTTCTTTTTCTTCTTTCAGAGTAAAATCACCATCAGTTCCGATAATATCTTTCCAATAGTCAGCATACTCTTTTTTGTATTTCTCCAATGAAACTTTCTCTTCAGCGGCCTCTTTACCTCCAATGAATCCGTGTGGAGTAACAATAATTTTCCCATCATCATAACCCAATCCGTTGATGTGGTTTTTCATTACAGAAATTTTTGTCCTTGACGCAAACTTAATCGTCCTTTTGTCTTTAGTTGCAGTAATCTTAGTTGTTCCTGCCCCCTTTTGATTTCCAAATAGAAATACCAAAGATGAGTTCAACCAAATTGCTTCACCTCCTTTTGCTTTAATTTTTGGTTGACCAAAAGGATTATCAGGAAGTTCAACCCAAGGCTGATTAACAATTACTAAAGTATTTTCATACTTAGAATCTGCTTTACGAGACCCTGAAATACGTTGATTAATTCCCATACCAATTTTATCAGCCAAGGTAGACGCATTGTGTTGCTTTCCACCCTTTCCCTCGTAAGTCATCTTACAAGGAACTGAACCAACAGAATCCCAAAGGAATAATAAACTATAATCCAACTCACCCTTTTCTTGAGCATCTAACAAACTATTAATGTAGTCAGTTATTTGTTCAATATAATCAAAGTTATTATTGAATATATAAAATCCATCCCAATCCAATTCACCTGTTTCTTCATCTACAACTTCTTCACATTGGAATCCCATCAACTTGGCGTGTTCGAAGGACCACTTCTGTTCCGTAATAATGAACACAGGAAGAATACCTTTTTTCTGAGCATCGACCGCAGCCTTTACCAAAGCCGTAGTCTTACCAGTATCGGAATGGCCCAAGAACATGTTAAGATGTCCAATGGCAGGACCAGGAAGTCCAACGGCATCCAAGAAATCAGATCCTAAGTCAAGGAATCTTTGGGGTTTATACTTTGCTGAAGTAGAAAATTTTTTCTTCAGACTTTCGAAATCGTTTTTCTTAATTGCCATAAGGTTAGGGAAATGAAACTCGGACACCATAATAGTATCCGAGTTATTTTATTTAATTAGAACGGAAGGTCTCCGTCAGGTTCGTCGTTAGATTGTGGGTCTACATATGTAGATTTTTTGGAACCTCCACCGAATGATTCGGTTTCAACTGAACTGTCACCATAAACGTAACCACCTTTTTCTGAATCCCACTTAGGAGTTTCTCCTCTTGCGATTGCCTCAAGGTAATCAACAGGTTTCTTAGAATAAACATCCAACCATGTCAACTCATCTTCCATCCAAGCCTTTGCTTGTTGTTTATCACTATGTACTGGTGCAGGGTCGTCATACATAATAGTTGAAACTGTAGTATACTCTTTACCCTTAGGAGTCTTTGCTTTAGCAAGTTCAATGACTAAGTCACGTCCTTTTTCAGGGTCAGTAATGTCTCCTTTGTTTCTCCAAATAGGAATAATTTTGTCGAGAATACCATCATTCTTGAAGTTGTGTTTGAATCTCCAAAACTTTGGACCATCTTCTTCGTGGTCTCTATCAATTACCTTTACAATATAGAATTTTCGTGAACGATACTGAGACGCCAATAATTTGTCAGACTCTTTACCTGTAGACATCAACTCCTCATAAACCTCATTCAACGGAGAACGTTCGTTGTCGTTTTTTCCTGGATCGTAGAACTTTTGCCACTGACCCCCCACTTGAATTTCGTGGTACCATGCTTCTTTGAATGGTGATGAACCATCTGAAGTTGGAAGAATTCTCACTCTTCTCTGTCCTGATTTCTCTTTGTCTCCTAAGATTAAAGCGAAATACTTTTTCATTCTTTCGTCTTGCGACATTTTCGATTGGGCCCCGCCCCCTTGTTGTGATTTTTCGTACTGTGCCAATACGGCGTCTAATGAACTCATCATGTTTTTTATAGATTAAATTAATAAATTGTTTATACAAAAATAAGAAAAAAGATGACAAAGTCAAACAAAAAAAAAGGTACCGAGAGGTACCTTTTATGTAGTTTGTTCGATATTACCTGAACGATGTTTTGTATACTTCATTGTCTAACCCTCCACCAGGTTGGAACGAATTTTTTACATCATTAACGTTTATATCTGTAACCTCATCCGAAGTTAAAACATAATCATTTTTTCCTGTCTTTTCCATTTCCTCTTGCTTATCATCAAAAAATTGTGAAAGTTTTTGACTGAACGGATAAGAGTCATACGATCTTAACTCTAACTTTTCTTGTGGAGTTTTTTCTCTATACTTCTCTATTTTATTTTCAAGAGAGTTAAGTTTATTCATAATGTTATCCATCTCACTTAACTTAGATTGTAAATCATTAAGTTGATTGAATAAATTGTTGAAGTATTCTTCTTGTTTGGTTTCGATATTTTTTTGTGAATCTACCAATTCAGTAATATCTAATTCTTCAGAACCTGATTCATCTCCTTTTTCTTGTGATTCACCTTCATCGTCAATTTTCTCAACGTCAGGATCTGATTCAACATCAATTGGTTGTGACTCAGTTGCTCCTGCTTCAGGTGCTGGTGGAGGTGTTGCTTCTGCGGGTGCTGGCGCTGGTTCCGCTCCTGGTGCAGGTGCTAATGCTCCTAACGCATCTTGTTCTGGTGTCGCTCCGACTTGCTCTAATATATACTGATTGATTTTTCTATGCCTTTCAATCTCCTTAATAATTTTTTTATCTAAACTCATGGTTTAACCGTTTAATAATGTTTTTATTCCGTTGGCGGTTTCTACTCTAACCTTTCGGTTTGCTGTAGTCTGATGACCAGCTCTTTCGATAAGTCCATCCCTTTCTCTTACTGTGTAGCAATCTCCTGTATCTAAATCACAAACTTGTTTAGTTCCATCTCCATTGTCCTCCTGAGAAAATCTTACAGATTTACCCAGATAATTGTCTAATGCTGTTTTTATGTTCATAAAAATCTTTTTATATAAATATGTGGGTTATGAATTAAGTTACTTAAGAATTACCGTGATGTTAAATGATTGAATCACAGTTTCAATTATGTCGTCAGGATTATTAGTTTCATTAAATTTCACATACGTATCGTCGTGATTACATCTGAATATTATTATATTATTTATTCTACTAACTTTACTAATATCATTTTCTTCATCAAGACTTCTACTTACAATATCGACAATATTAAAATCAGTAACAAAAAATGATTTCCCATCAGTCGAAAGATATCCTTCCAATTGCCTACTATCAGTTCTACTACCTATAATTTTCTCTACAAATGTATTGTTCGGACCAGGTACAGTACCAACCGCTCTCCAACTCCATTCTACAGGAGTATAAATTTTCCAAGGCCCTGCATCGGGATTAACACCCACTCTTAAAGAAGTATCACCTCCAAGTAAACTACCAATCGTTCGTCCTGTCAATACAACTGGCCCAGTTTCTTGTGGTTGTGTATTAGCGTTTGGAATACCAGGGGCAATTTGAGGTGGAATCGATGCTGAAGGCCCTTGAGCGGTAGTAGGTTGTGCCGATGTTGGAATCGTCACCATAGTCGGGTCATATGTGAAATTATTGATACTAGTTGTTGTACCATAATCCGTAGTCAAACTAATCTTTTCTTGTATTTTAACTCCCTCCCCAACTTGAGGTACAGTAAATCTAATTGTTCCAGAATTCAAAATTGTCACGCCTGAGAACGGTACAATTGTAGTACCGATTTTAATTTCTTTAGTTGTTTCAAAATTAGAACCGTTTATCTGAACAATAGTACCTATGTTACCAATTGTAGGCGAGAATGATGCAATTATTGCCGGAGGACAAGTGGAACCAGGATTAACTGGAATTACTGTTGGTGTTGGAGTAACTCCTGGAGTTTTACCCTTACTTTCAGTATTTTCAATCTTATTTTTTAATTCAATAGACAAATTAGTATCTGATAAACCAACTTCTAGCGCCGATTTGAGGGCTTCATACATTGTGTCTTTGGTTTGTTTGAAAGTGCCTATATTTGAATCATAATAACTTTCTTGTATATTCGTTGTTGGCCAATAACATACATAGTACTTTACCAATCCAAGATTCAATATTTGGGGTTCTCGTGGTGTCAATCTACCCGACATAAAATTTATGTATGAATCCAAAGATGCAAAATGGGCAACTGGCTGAGAAGAATTAGACGCAGGACTTGTTTTAATATTTACACAACTATAGGTTTTTTGAATTTGAGAAACTTGTCCTGACAAATTTGTTTCTAAAGAAATTGTACAAAGATTGTAATTCCAGGCATTAAAACTTCCAATTTTTGTGGTTGCGTCTGGTTGAAATGTTCTAATATATGAAATACAATATATAATAGTTTGTAGAATAGGGTTGTTTGGTATTATTCTTTTTAGAGCATCTGCCAATTCTTTAGGAGTAACTTTCGTTGATACTCCGTTTTCTGCGACATATCCACCGTTTACATAAACAGGGTCAGTTATTTTAGATGTACAAGAATTTGTTGTATCCAAAGTGTTATCAGCTTTCTGTACTATTTGTGTTGCCTTTACATTATTTGTAGTCGCACTAACCGTAACTTGGTCTTTATTAATTTTTAACAATTCCTCAAGTCTCGTAATTAAATTTTGATTGATACTTTGTAAGAAACTATCAATCGCAGGCAAATCAAAGATACCTTGACGAATACCATCAAATGTAGTTTGAAATGATCCAGGTTGAATTGAATGGCTAACGCTAGTAATCATATAAGGACCATTAAACATTGGAACATGCCTCACATTGAAATACATTGTTGGTTGTATCAACGCATTACCTAAACTTGTAACAGTAGATTTATAAGATCTATTTTTGTATAAATTATACAAACTATTATTTTGAGTTGCCACTGCCCTACCAGATGCTTGGTCTACCATGTTCAATTGGGTATTAATAGATTCTGAAGTTGCCACTCCATTATCTTGAGACACGGTAAACGAATAAAATATATTTTGATTTCTGGTTCCAACATCAACATTAAATCCAACACACTTGTTTGACTTATCATAATCTTTTTTACCATCCTGATTTTCCAAAAGAGGATTTTCAGACGCTCTTCTCATATCAAAAGAATCATCTCTGAATCTAAAATTCCCTTTAGGTAAATTCAAATATTGTGAAGGTTTACCAGTATAAAAACAAATCATTTTTGGGCCCGAATTTCTGTAGTCCACATTTAAGAATGTTCCCCATAAGTTGTTTGCAAATTCTAATGACCCCTCAGGCTTGGCAGTTGCAACACCACCAACATCTTGGACGTTGTAAAAATTAACGTATGCTGGTAATGGCATCACAGTAAAATTATTCTTAATTAAAATTCCACTTACGAATGTAAACACACTCATCGCTTGATTAAGTGAATATTCTCCCGGCTCTCCGCCAACACCAAACATGCTTTTCAAATCGAATATATCAAGTAATATTGTATCTCCAATATTTCTTGATGCTCTATCCAAAAACAAAAAGTCCTCAAACAAGGTTTTGGTTTTATAATCGCCACCAGCAATCCACTTATCATTAAGTGCTTTGAATACTTCGTAGTTTTCAACCTTACTTTGTTCTCCCGTTATTACGCTATTAACTACACGTTCGGGTAGTTGTTGTTGATTTGGAAGTGCTTTTCTCAATCCTGTAAGAACTCCGTTCAAAAAATTATTTTGAAGACCTGTTTCTTGACGTAAGTATTGGCTTAGTTGAGTTTGAAACTGTGATGCGGTTATACCCGGATTATTTAATTTTTGTGTCGCATACATTTTAATAATCGGAGCCAATAATGTCACGTTTTGACTTGTAAACTCAATATTATTATCTATAAAAAAGTCAGTAATGTAAGACCCCAAAGAACTATATCTTACATTAAGTATAGTTGAAAATCCCACTTCAGTTTCAAGAGCAAACCACGCTTGTCTATTATTTGCTTGGGATTGGCTTAACGTCAAATTACTTCCCGCTTGAGGTAGGGAATTGGGAACATAAGGATTGAATGTAATTGGGTCGACAACTACTTCAGTATTATTATGAGATAAATAAGAATCAAATATTCTTCTTTCGTAATTTGAAGGATTACCATACTTGAATATTACGTCATAATCCATAAACGATCTTATCCCACTTTGAAAAAGAGAATATTGATTGTTTATTGTATTTGTAAAATATTGTTCCTCTGTTTCACTTTGTAACTTAACAGGCACTGTCATCAAACTCTTGAAAAGAGATTGAAAGTTTTTGAAGTTAGCATTCAAATTAACCGTGGATTGCCCAAACGTGGACACATCTTTACTTACGGAAGCATTACTAATAGGTCTACAAAAATTCAAAAACTCCAATTCAAATGAGTCCAAAATTTCCTTTTCAAAAACTGAGAAAACCTCTTCAATTTTTGTATATCTGTTTTGACTCAAAAAGTGTAATGGTGTCTGAGAGGTCGAACCTGTTGTAATAAAGTTTAAGTAAGAATCAGGTTCAGGAAACGCTAATTGATTATTATCAAAATATCCAAAATTTGGCGCTGGCCATAGACATCGAACAGACCCGTTATAAACACTAGTATTGTTAGTCAAATCAACTCTAGTTACAGGATTAGTTGTTTCATTTTGAATACACGAATTTACTGTTTGATTAAATGGTGTACCAAACGAAGGTACTACAAAATAATCCCCCCCTTTAGTATTATCTTTAGGATTACAATCGATAGGCACTTCAGGACTCAAATTCGGTAATAAGACTGACCATGTACTTAACCTCAAATTTTTATCACCCTGTTTAGCGTTTACAATGTTCGATGTACTGAAATTATATAACTTCATTCCAGCGTTTACACTGTTTTGAATTTCACTATCGGTATAGTTTTGATATAAGTCATATCCATTGTAAAATACATTGAAGTCATTAATTAGTTTGGGATAAAATCCAACTTGCATTTGTATTTGTGTTGGTCCTTCACTTTGTAAACTAATTCTGGTATCTACATTAGAATATTTGAAAGAGTACGTTTGGGTTATCGAACTTGTTGGAGGATAATAATTCTCAGCGTAACCGAAATTACCCCAGGCAGTTTCCAATATATCTACATTAGATTCTTTATATTTTTTGTATCTGTGCCATATTGACCCATATTTCAATATCCAAGCATACGGTAACTTATGTATTGCTCCGAATTTTTTCAGTGAGGAAGATATGTAATCCAAATCTGAAACAACATCATTAGAAACTGATTTATATTTTTCCCTCAAAGTTGCCAAGGGTAACGAATTTAGGAACAAATAAGCCGCCTGAACGTATGGATATGTATTTCCTGAAATCCTAGAGTTATATACTCCGTTTTGAATTGCGTTTACAAAGTAAGGAGTGTTCAACATTGAAGTACTATACCTAACTCCTAAAGCAGTCGCAAGTCCAAAAGAACCAGCCAAATTTGGAGTAATTCCATCTACATATCCTTCTGTCGCAATAAAATTATCAGGACTTCTTTGGAAAAAGAATGATGCCAAATTATTGTTTCCTGAATTAAGAACTCCATCGGTTGAAGCCTCTACAGAAGGGTTACGATTTAATAGATATGAAAAATTTGTTACAGGTCTATTAGTCGTGTAATCATATACATCAGTAAAGTTAGCAATTATTTTTCTTGGCTCAAAAATAGTTAAAGATTTGTTCGTACTGTACACTTCATTCGAAGCAGCACTATTTCCTTGATTCAAATTATTCAAACACCAAGTTGGGTCAGTGTAAGGTAAGGTATCAACTATTAAAGGTGTATTAGACGCGTTATTTAATAATGACCTCAAAGCATCAGATTTAGTTGAAACTTGTGGTATTTTTCCAATATCAGAAGCATTAAGAATGGCAAAAGAATTTTCAGTAATACCTTTGATATAAGGTGTTACAAAAAAGTCTCTGATGTAATCTTGATACGATCTACCTGTACCAGAATTCGATATTGTTCTAAGGAAATTTGGATAATTGGTAGCATCAAGATTGAAATTTTTAAGTTTCAATGTTAAATACGGAGAACTTAAACCAAGTTTAGTTATAATATTATTAACCTCAGTTTCAATATTTAACTTAATCAATTCATCAACTTGATTCAAATTTGCTCTTACCAACCCAGAATAATGTGACGTTAAAAATTGTCTCTCCCATATCTCATAGAAAAATTTTATTTCTTCTTTATTTGTGTATGGTATCCCCAAAGATGGAAATTCGATAGCATTAATATTAATTATATTAGTATCACGTTCATTATCCAAAGGTGGAGGAGCTGTAGGGTTTTGAAACTTTTGAGTCAAACCCTTCATATATTCTTCCACAAATTCAACTTCAGGCCATTTGTCAAAAAGATATCCTTGAGTAGTATCCACCACTGTTGGATCGGCCAAATACTTAAGTTGGAACCTTCCTTTCTTATCATCGGGAGATTCCACAAAATATTGAGGCCACGGATAAACAGGTATTTGAGAATTATTTACAATATCGTCAAGTTGATTTTGATTAACTAAAGTTGCAGGGTCTCTCACCACTTGGTCAACAGTTTCAGAACTTGGCGCTGATGCAGGATTATCTAATATCGCATTTTTTCTAATAGGGTCGTATTTTACATTCCAAGCGTTTGTGTGTACATCATCCAATAATCTTATAAATCCTTCTGCGGAAGCCATGATTACTGCAATAATATTTCTTACAGTAGGTGTAAATCCAATACCTGTAGCAGTGTCTTCAATTTTTCTTAATAATAACGCAGATATTTCACTTTCATAATCTGAAAGTTTTTTATTGGCTTGGGTCTCAAGTAAATTAATTTCTTTATCAAATCTTCCATCACCTTCAAATACAAACCATTTTTCGGCTACTTCATTGTATGATTTTTTACCACTGACAGTAGTTTCTTGAATAACAGGTTTCCATAAATAGGCATACAAATTTTGAGTTTTAAGCTCATCCTCAGCGGTTGGGTTTGCAATTCCTGTTTGAACTCTAGTGGTCTCTTTCCAATCAATTTCTGTTTTGGGTGGAGGTACAATCACAATCATATTTGTTTTTATTGGGTTTGGTATCGAATCAGTACCTCTTGACCCCAATGTCGGGTTTTCTGCCAATGAACTATTAAACTCAGTAATGTTACTCTGTAACTCTGAAACCGCAGTATCTTTTATTGATTGTGATAATTCTTTGAAGACATAGACATTTTTATTTCCAGTTAAAACAATAGGTTTTGGATTTAGGTACGTATTGAACCATGAATTATTTGCACCTCGTACTCGAGCAAAATATTGAGTTAATATTCCTTTGTAGTTTCTAATATTAGTTAATGACTCTACCTCAGTTTTATCAAATGAATTAACTATATTTTGTTCAAAATTTTCTAACTTGTTCATCAACTGAACTAATGTTAGTTCAGGAAAATTCGGATTTATAAGACCCTTGGCCTTGTATTCACTGTAAACTTCAACAATTTTTTGATAACCTTTTTCCGCAACAATTTGTGTAACGACTGCCTGATTAGAACCCAAATTGTTCGCTCCCTTTTCCGCTTGAGTACTTGCCTGTGATTCCGCAGATTTGTTCGATTGTTGTGGACCCTCTACTGTTTGGCTGATATCAAACCTTTGACTATACATGTGTGGAGCAGCTAATAAATGCCCCATAGCAACTTCATTCAGAATATTAAATTTATATCCTTTGAAGGTTAATCGAACTAAATAGTTTCCACTGAATCCATTGAAGGACGCATGGAATTTTTCCAAGTTCAACTGATACCTTACAGCTTGTCCATAATATCCTTTCAATGTAAGATAAAATTGTGGATATGGTAAATTAAAAAAGGCTGAGTATGGAGAATTATTTCCTAATTCAAATAATCCTTTTCCTTGTATATCTTCTAATAATATTTCTACTTGAGGTACAAAGCTACTATTTGTTTGAATGTTAATAGATGTAATTCCTAATAAACCATTATCTATAACATTTGTTTCATCTACGACTGTATTTCGGATATAAGCATCGATTCCATTATTTCCGGGAACTCCTTGTTCCTTTGGTTGATTCTCCCCATTAAATTTTGTGGAATTACTTCCAGTTAATTGGTCGTAATATCCAGCACCTAAATACGAATTTTTTGTTGGTTTTAGAAAATTAATTTTTGCAACCGAAATGGTTCTAATTCTATCTTCAGGACTTCCTCCCGCGGCTAATTTGGTTCTTGGTAAGACATCCGCTTCCAAGTTAGCATACATTACAAGACTCTCGTGGTCAACAAGCCTCTCTTTAATATTACCAAAATCATCTATGGTTTTATTCGGGTCAACCACAATAATATTGTTGTAGTCAAATTCTACATAAATATTTCCACTTGTGTCCGCTTGTATGTTACCTGCCATAATAATAAAAATGATTTTCTAATGCCGCCTTGTAGTCTTGTATTGATGGTAGTAGCGGAAATGGGATAATCAATACCGCACCGTCATAAATATTATTTTCAAGACCACCAAATTGTGGATTAGCTTGAAGTATTAACCATCCGAACACAGGCGAATTATAAAATTCTTGTGAAACTTTATCTAATCTACTTTTAGCAACTTTATAGATAAAAGCTTTGTCTGTCGGCTTTGGAGGCAAGTAGACAAAAGGAACAACAGTTTGTTCCCCATTGATTAAAAAATCACTGTATCGATTCCAATATTGATATGCCATTAGTTCAGTTTTGCTTTAGATATCCACGCTCCAGTAGCATTTCCATTATTATCATTCCACCTTAACACATTTGTGTTTTGATTAGTAGTATTCCCCAAACCTTTAATCATACTTTCTTGAGATTTTTTCTGCCCATCGTCTGCAGAATTTTCAGTTGAAAACGTCAAATTCCTTTGTTTGGTAGTATCAAATGGTGTATAAATTAAATAATCTTTCAAATCATTTTTTTCTAAGTTTTCTATAAATGATTTTGTAATATTATTCTCTTCCAAGAAAACAGGTCTTGCGGTTGTTAACCAATATGTATCAAATATTCGTTCAATGTCAACAGACCCATTACCAAGTAACGCCTGATTTCCGAGTATGTTTCCTATTAATTGTTGTTTGAATGTTTCGTATTTTTTATCATCAATTACATCATCAGAAATAATCATGTAAACTCTTCTAAAAGGATAACTTTCCACATTATCAGCAAATAAAGAATTTGTACTGAATGGTAAAAAGACCTTTTCGACTGAAACTTCTTTTGATTTTCCATTAGCAACCTCGAAAACTAAAGTACCTTCGTATTGAGTACCACTGGCGGCATATGTAAACTTTTTCTTACTTTGTATTATTGTATTAAATTCTTTAATACTTTGTTTAATCTTTACAGTATCTTCAACCAATTCTAACCATGTATTTGTACTTGTTGATGTCGGATGTACATCTGTAGTACCTGAAGTCACATATATTGTCACAGGGCCATTTTTAGCCTGTAATCCATCTGTACCATTATTCAAAGCTGTAGGGTCGAAAAGTATTGTGTTTAATCTACCAAGAGTTTGAATGTAAGTTTGCTCTTGATTAACTAAAACTTGTGATATACTTGAAATCCCATTTTGGAATGACCCACGTTTTCTAGATACAAAATTAAAATAATTGTCCTTAAGTGTCCTAATCAAAGGAGCAGGTAAATTTTTTGATGGTTCCGAAATGTATTGGACAAATCCTTCAGTTCCATTTTTTATGTTATTTTCAAGTTGTACGAATATCTCATCAAATCGTTTTTCAACATTGTTAGGTTTACCAAATAAGACCACAAATTCATTCGGGTCACCAACATTGAAATTTCCTTCAGTATAGTTTCTCTCCAACATCCATTGTTGTCTTACCGCATTATTGTATTGATTAACAGTTTCTTTAGATTTATTAACCACATTAGTAAAGTATGTTTGTGTATCGGAAACAACTCTACTCATAAAGCTACTATAACTGATTACACCTGTAGTAATACCACTGGTATTTGTCTCAGAACTTATTATGTTACCTATTGTGTTATTATTATCTTGACCGCTATTTGGGGCGGCACTGTTAGCTCCTGGTATAGGAGGAGGAATTTGTCCCGCTAAGAAAAATTGGTCTAATACTTTTAATGCATCTGCCGACTCTGTATCTGTGGTATCCGCTCTATCATCATAAATTTCAGTGTTCGCATAATAGTTGAATGTTAAGGCATTTTGTAATTTATCAACAGACTCTTTCAAACCGCTTCCTCCAACAAAGTTAAAACTCAAAGTGACGTTAGCAATCATTGGCTGAACCCCAATACCTTCAGGGTTAATATCTAATCCTTCGTATTGAAACTGAAGACCAGTTGGTATAATTTTCGTATTGTAAAAATCGCCAACTCTCAAAACTAACACCGGTGGGGCACCAAATGATGTATTGGTAGCATTGTTATAAACCAATTCCGGTTTACTATTTTGTGTTGGTTGTTTAATGGTAGGTATTGTATCTCCAGGTCGCATACATTGTTGTAAAAATGTTAACCTTGAATTCAATCCCTCAGGTGTCATCGAGTGAAATGATGGTTGAAAAAACTTTAATTTGTCTTTCAAATTATCATAAACCATAGGTGTTTCCGCTTTGATGGTTTCAAAGTAATCACACTCAGACAATAATGCCCTTATAACTCTTTTGGTTATATTATCTCTTGGTTTCCATTCTTCAGTTACTTCTTCAGTTCTAATAGTTTCAGTAATGACATTTCCTACCAAAACGTCTACTCTATTCGGTGTTGGGTCAGATTTTGGGGCTTGTATTGTTGTAGATACACTTTTGATAAATGCTCTTCTACACGCCATTGAAGGAACGGTAAAAATATCGTTACTTCCAGATTGAGTATCTCCCCCAACCGTATTTTGGTCTTTATCGGTACAATTAAAAGTTCTACCTAAATCAGTCAAGCTATCAACATTATAAGATTGTTTCCCCGCTTCCCCTCTTTTCACTTGAGAAGACTCTGCGGTTCCTCCTGAACCCTCAATAGTGGCTTCTTCCCCAAGTGGTGTACCTCCCAAAACTAATAATCTTTTTGGTGATGAATTTACATATTTTTGTAATAATGTGTTATTTGTAAAAAATTCCACCATAGATTGAATCCTTCTTCTAGAAAGTTCTACGTTATAAGCCTTTGTTGCCGGAGCCGAACAACTAGAATCAACATTTAACGTTATTGTCCCTTCAGTATTAGTTGTAAGTATTTTATCTAATTCAATACAAAATTGTTCTGCAACTTTGTAATTTGGAGTAACTACAGTATCAAAAAATGAACTTGTCGCCTCGGCATTTGGTTTCGTATTATAAAATTGTCTATTTGATGATGAAGTGTATCTATTATATTCTGTAGTATAATTAACAGTTCCTTTTGGTTTTGGGTAATCATTTCCAAAATACAAACCTAAATTAAGATATTTTTCGAGCAATGATTGAACTTCGGTATTAATAGTTGCCTGAGAAATTGAATCATCTGCCCCGTTTGGAGAATTAACTCCGGTTTCGATAGTTTTTCTAGTAAACTCAATTTGTTCCCTAGTCATTTCTTTTGAAGTAATTGCTTCTTGTAATTGAAACAAATCATTAGGGTTTACTGTAACATATTTTTTGGCTAACTCGTAGATATCATATTTTCTACAACCAGCAAAAAATGATTCTAAAATACTATCAATACGAACTTTGTTTGTTTCATTTCCTAATACTTTATTTACAATAACATTAAGTACTGATGGATGGTCGACAACAATTTTCCAAGATAAAGTACCAGTTCTACTTGTATTTTTATAGGTATATATAGGCTCAGGTCTTCCTAAGAAATCAGATGGATTCCAATTCGCACTCACGTTTTCACTAAATGTTAACCCATATGGAGGAAACCACATAACTCTACCTCCATTTGGGCCTCTTTCGCAAACAGGTAAATCTGAAGTTGAGAATCCTGGTGTACTAGAGGTTCTCCATGCCAAGTTTTCTAATGAAAACATATATTTCTTGGCGACTGCATTATTAATTGTTCCAACAATATTTGATGAACCTTGTCCACCTTCCTGTTTGTTTGGAACAATATTCAAGTTATAAGTCTTGTCCAAAACGGAATATGAAAATCTTCGGTTCTCGGTAGTAATACCATCTTGTTTTTGTAAGTCATTGTACTGAAGATAAGGAATATCCTTAGCAAAAACACGGCAATATTCTGTACCAACCTCTTGACCAATAGCACCTTCATAACGATAAACTCTTGAACCTTTGGTCAACTCTTTATATCCGTCATTAAATACTTTACTCACTTGGTCAATAGCATTTCCAACGTGCTGGAGACGTTTACCTCCCTGAGGTTGACTATCTATTATTCTTTGTGTTTGGTCAAGTATAGAACCTTCTTTGAGTGGTATTCCAACAGATTCTGTATTAACATATGATGAAGGTCTAAAGTCCTCATCTTGATTTGTAACCTCTCCACCAATACCTACTTTCTTTCCAGCATTACCTCTATACTTTGGTGATACCCAAGTAAATCCTCCTTCAATACCTCCACCATTACTATATGTTGGTCCGTTGGCGCCAAGTCTTACAGATTGGCTTGGCCCTTCATATAGTTGGGCCAATTCCGAAGGACCATAAACAGGTGATTGTTGTTCAGTACCAAATTGATTTACAGGAACTTGACCTGAAGGAGAAAAAATTTGGGATGGGTTAGAAGTAATACTTCCAACATAAAAATTACTATTATCTGAAACTGTACCCGTAAGTGCTCCACCAACTCTTTGGAAAAAGTTTCTGGGGAAATTCGGCTTATATCTGTTGAAATCAATGTTCTTAAAAAGTCTCGATCTTTGACCTGCTCCCATGTTGTTGAACATGATTTGAGATCCAGTATCACCTCCTCCCATTAATCTATTTACAAATTTCCCAACACCGCTTTGTCTAAAAGCATTACCTAATTGTTGTATAGTTGTTGGTTGACCTAAAATAATATTAGGATCGAAATATGAACCTGGTATTGGAGACACGGGTAAAATACTACCACCAAGTCTTAACGCAAAATTGGCCGCTGCCAATATTGGGTTTGCCGTTACCGTAATAGTATAAACAGGTTCTATTATAGGTACAACACCTGTCAGTATATTAACTAAGTCAGTACCACTACTAACATTGAGGATGTTTGCTCTTCCTAAAGTATCTTGTCGTATTTGTGCGGCAATTCTTTGTTCAAACTCTCTTCTCAAAGTTTGAGCGCCTAAACGAGCAATAAATGAATCTTGACTCAATAAACCATTATTTCCACTCGGATCAGGGGATAATAATATTGATACAGGTGTATAATTGGAAGATACAAATGTTGTTGGATATGGTTGGTTGTTATTACTATTGGTAGTTAGTGGCCTATTTAATGACCCGAAAAACTCCGCACTATCCAACTGAACCTGATTTCCATTTGAAAAAACATTAAGTGGTTTCCACTTTTGAGATTCAGGTAATGATTGACTAACTATATTCGCGTCTTGATATCCGTATTCACCCTCATTGGATTTTGTATTTAGTAAAGCTCCTGGGTCTGGTACTTGTTCATATCCACCTTCATTACCATATTGGTTAAGCGGATATAGTTTGTTGGCAAAAGATGGAACATCAATTAATTGATCTGGGCTGTCTTGTACAGATGTATCCGACTGAACATATTCAGTATTGATAGGTTGCGTTGGTCTATTAGGAGCCTTAGCATATGGAGTTAAGTTCCTAACAATAAGTTTCTTTCTAAACCCTTCTGAATTTACAAAATCTAACGGACTTGACATCTATGTTTTTTTATAGATAAATAGGTTGATTAAAGTTTTTTAATTTTAATAACACCTACTATTATGGATAATTGGTTTGTACTGGAGACATTGGATTGCCCTGTTTATTCAAGTTAATTATTAAAGTTTGGAAACTTGGTGAGTTGAATGCGTCATATAACGCTCTTTCAATCATTTTAGGATCCGTTCCTGTTGGAGCCATAACTTCTACTTTTATTGTTCCTCCTACGTCAACGGTAGATTTCGACATACCAGTAGTACTGGCGGTGTTTCTAACAACCTCCTGAACTTGTGTTTGTTTTCCTTCCAATAAACTTGATATGGGTTGATTACCCGCGGCTTGTTGTGATGCTTCTGTCTCACCAATTTTTCCCCGAAGCATATCTGTCAATTTTTGTTCATACGACCCGTATCCAAAACCTTGACTTATTTTTTCTCCAGTTTCCTCCAAAGATTTTTTGAAGTCTGATTCAATATCACCAAGTAATTTTCCAGACCTCTCTAAATAATTTGCGACATCCTCTGTGTAATTATCACCCTCTTTCAAATCATCTATAAGTTTTTTGATATCACTAAGTCCAGTTTCCACAGGTTTTCTCACACTTGCGGTGTCTCCCATTTTTGAAAACTCTCCGGTTACGTTTGTTATTCCACTCCGTACATCTTCTTCTCCTCGTACTATTGGACCTGCACTAACAACTCCACCAACAAATTTAGCCTTTATAGCCGCAATATCTGACACCATTACTTGAGAAAGTTTCATTTGAGATCTTGCGATTCCCTCCATGTCTTTGGGGGCTTTTTTTTGTTCATCTATTAATTTGTCGAATTCTGGTTGTGATAGTTCCGCAAGTTCTTTCTTAGTTCCATCTTCTAAAGTTACTTTGTAAGTTCCTTCCTCCATTTTAGCAATATTTGCCAAATATTGTTTGTCTTCTTCATTTACAATAGTAAGTCCTGCGGCATTAATTTCCGACAATCTCATGTCTAATTCTGCCGCCGCCAACCCTAATCTAGACATTTCTTTAGCGGAAACACCTGTTTGGTCTTGCATCTCCTTGAGAGTTAGAACCCCTTGAGGATTTATCTTAAATGTTTTTGTTTTCTCGTCAAAGTATGTAAACTGTTTAGCAACATCAACTAAACTATCTTGTAAAGCACCTGGATCATTTATTGAAGCATTCATCAAAGCAAATGGGTCAACTAAAGTACCTGCAGCAACACCTAGTCGTTGGAACGCTCCCGCAGTCTCTATTGCTTTTTCAGGAGATAAAACATCTTCGGCAAGCTTAAACGTTGTACTCATATCAAATCGTAAAAGAGAAGCTTGAGCAGCCATCTTTGTTAAACCTAGCACTCCACCCTCGAATTGATATCGATTCATTTGTTCCATATTGGCGTTAACATCTTTCATCACTGCTTCAGCGTTACCCCCAATACTTTGAATGTAGTTTACAGATTCTTCTAATGTATCACCAATAGTTTCTACACCACGACCAACATTCAAAAACGAGTTAGTTAATACATCAGCTCCTAACCCTAAAACTTTTTCTGCTGCATATAATTTTTCAACTTCTTCACTGGTCGCTACAACGTTTCGTCTAGACGCATCCGCAACTTCTCCCATAATAGTTGCTGCTTCTGCCATGCTACCTCCCAATCTAGTAACATTCGGAGTCGCATCAGCTAAAGCAGTTTTAAGTTCGACTATCCTTTGTCTTCCCTGAGTGAAAAATTTATTTACTTGATTAGCGTAATCAGATAAGTCACCTGACGCTTTCAAAAAAGATTCAGTATCAACTTTTAATTCGTTAAGTAGGTCTTCTTTGAATTGGGCTATTGTACTTTTTTCATTTGCCATATTGCATTAATTCTATATATTATAAATACAAAAGGACTGATTTTTCAGTCCTTTTTGTTTTCTTCCACCCATTTGTCCAAAAGATATTTTCTGATAAATAAGGGCATAATTAAAAAATCTTGGTATGAGATGTTCAATAATTTAGTCAAATAGTAAAACTCATCTATTTGAGATTTTCTATAATTAGAAGAAAGGGCGAAAAAAGTCCACCCCAAATCCAACATTGACTGTTAGCTTCTCTCCTGATGGGGCTATTACTGTTCTCGTTAAATCTAATCTAGGTTCATTGTCGTCCATGAACTTTCTTATGTATTTTGAATCGGCAATCGGCATTTGGTCAATAAATTTTGAAATTTCTGATCTATCTGTTACACCATTAATTTCTAAAATTTGTTTGTTTAATCTCCAAGTAACTTTTGGTGCCGTTCTTCCTTGAGGATATGACTCTCCCATTTTTTGAACCTCGAGTATTTCACCATAACTCATAGGTTTTAACTTCACAGTAGTTTGAGACTTTGGTAACGTGGTAATGAATGTACCATCATCTGAAGGTTGTTGTCCTTTAGTAATATTTAACTCGTCTAATCTAACATTACCTTTGAAAGGTTTTTTTGTGACAGGATCTGTTAAATTCAATTCCATTTCAGGTCCGAACGCAGTATTTCTTAAAAAAATTAAAATTGCCTCAACATCACCTTCCATTAAATCTTCAACACGAACGTCTGGTTCATATATCTTAGAACGTAACAACGTCTGAGTCATGTCATTTCCACCCGCCATCAAGATGTTTTCATCGTTTGCGGTTAGGTATCCGACTTTAAGTGATTTTTTTTTGTTTTTGTAAAATACTCCGTTTGTTGGTAAAGGAACAACATCGTGTGGTAACGAAAAATTTGATTGTCCGTATTCTTTTGCTTGATTATCCATATAAAAATTTAACCGTAAAGTTTAGTGCTTTACGGTTAAATATAAAAGTGTTTTAATTTTAATAAATAGTTTTTCGATAAATCAATAAACAAGTACGCAACGATCCATTCTAAGTGTAGCGTTGATTGTTGCTAATCCATCCTGAGCATAACTCAAAGAGTTGAAGTTCACATCGGTCAAGAATGTTCCGTATAAAATCCACTTTTCAACAACAACACCGGTTGGGTCAAGCATTTCAAGGTCAATATCTTTTTTATAACCTGCAGCATAACCCATACGACCTGTTACAGATTCTGCGTGTAAACGTACCCATTCCATCAATGCTTGAGCCGCAGATGGTCCGATTGGGTCTCTGAACACAGCAGGAATTGTTTGCCAATTGAACTTACCTGCAACATATGTTTCAGTGTTCAAAAAAGGAATTGGAACTGGGTTTATAATAATATGTGGTCTTGCAGCAGATTCAACAAACCATTCATTTATACCTAGAGATGATGGAAACCTTAAGATAAAACGATTCTGTCGTTTTGGCTCATAAGGAATCGGCATTTTCATTAATAAATCAGCCATGTGTTTTTAATTTTTTTTGTTTCAGTTATTTTATAGATAAATATATCCGTTCTCAAAAATTTTTCTATTTACTTTTTTTTTGAAATTCGTATTCTTAATTTACTTCTTTCTTATAGCCTCCGGCAGTAGAATAAGTTTTAACAATATTATCTGGTTTATTTTTGAAATGCTTATGCATTACTTCTATATTTTTTGGATCGTCGTCACTAAATCCTATTGATAAGTTTTCTGGATTAAATTTATTAGCAATATCCTTTTTTAAGAATGCTTTTTTATTAAGTACTGCTGCCATTCCTCTAATATAGCTTACAAAATCTTCCATAGCAGATACCTTAGCCTCTTCAGGATTTACCGCCCCTTTGTCATCCCCAAAAGATACCGGATGATACTTATTAAGTTCTAAATACGATTTTATAAGTTCCTCATCCGTCATTTCATCTTCACCCACAAAAGACCTATATTTTTTTAGATTTTTGATTAACTCATCTTTGTCGATTCCGTTGAACCCTTCTATAATATAGTTATAAATTGCTTCTTTTATAGTGTTAGGATTGTGTCCTCTCGCAGTTATTATCGCAAATATTGAACCATTATTAATCGCTTCTCTGAAATCATCAAATGCCGGTCCTTTTTTTGCCCTTAAAGAGTCAACCAAAAAATCTTTGTCCCCTTCAGTTCTAAAGTTTCTAAATGGTGAATTCGCATATCCGACAATTTTATTACCTTTATATGTAAATGGTTCTTGACCAATCTTATGTCTAAACTCCGCGAAATCATCTGTGGACATCCCTACCTCATTACCATCTTCATCTTGAACCAAAATTTTTGTTGGCATGTGAACAATATTATCGTCCCAATCGAACGCATAATACTTGAGATCTGGTGTCCCCTCATTTTTGAATCCTTCTGTAAATTCTTTTCTCATTTGGCTAAAGGGGGGATATTATCCCCCCATATTTAATTTATTAGATATTTTCAAACGAAGCTCCTGTTGGAGTGATGAAGAATTCGATATCGATGAATTCTAATGCCTTCGTTGGTTTTAAGTATATCTTACCTGTTAATGTATTTCTATCTAAGTCTTCAGGTGTAGAAGAAACTGTTACTCTGAAGTCATAAAGACCTCTATCTCTTCTAATTGAATCTAAGATAGGGTTAACACTATCCAAGAATTGTTGTCTAACGATTTGGTCGTTTTGTTCGAACAACAATCTTACTGCTACTGCTGAAATTAACTTTCTTGCTTGAAGTAACAATCTTCTTACGTTCAATCTGTTAAGTGCGGTATCAGCAACTTGTAAAGTTTTGTTACCCCAAATTACAGTTCCCACATCAGAGAAAGTTGCGATAGGGTTAATTCTACCTTGATAAAGTGTATCTCTATCTTCTTGAGTCAACTTAACTCTTGCTTTGATTGAGTTTACAAGACCTCTTGTGTAACCCGCTGAAGCGAACCAAGGGAATGCGATGTTATCTGTTAACGCTAAGTTTCTACAAACTTCACCTGTTGCAGGTAAGTAGATTTGCGTATTATTAACAGTATCTCTTGTAAGAATCCAAGGATAATAAGTTGCGGTGTAGTTAGAATCAATTCCTGTGTTATCCAAGTTATCAACTGCTTCTTGAGAGTAAATGATATCTTGAGGATTACTTGCATCAGGAGTATACATGTTGTAGTCAGGAGTAGTTGCGATATAAACTGAATCTGCTCTTGAGAATTGTACCATGTCAATAGCTTCTTCTACAAGGTTAGAGTTGTTTACATAATCAATACTTGATGTCGCAAATACGTTGATGTTTGTAGATTCAGGATTTGCGAATGTCAAGATACCAAGTAAGTAAGCGTAGTAATCGGTGTTAGCAAAATCTTGAGTATTGTTAGCAACAACAATTCTTTTGAATAAACCATCACCAGTTGCGTTTGGATATCTTGTTGAAGGTGCCGCACCTGCCAAGTAACCTGTTGCTCCTAATTGGAATCTATCTTGGTTAGTTCTAAACTCTCTGTAGATATCCCATCCATCAAATCCACCCGCAAAACATACTGTATATTTTCTTGAGTAAATAAAGTAATATGGGTTTTCTTGTGATTCAGGGTCTCTTGTAAAGTCAGCAACACCACACTCAAATGCAGTTTGACCACTTGTTAAGGATGAGTTTGAGATTGTAACAACTGTAGCACCTGAGTCCATGTGGAAACCTTTACTTAAATAGTTCCAAGCTGAACCATCAACAGGTAGTGGTGAATTCACCCAATTTATTGGATTCTGTGTTCCTTTATATTGTAAGAATGAATCATCAACTCCAAATTGACTTGAGAATCCTAAGTAGCTTCTTCTAACAATATCTCCTGAAGATTCAACAACATCAGTTGGTGCTCCAAAAGGAGGATTGTAAATTACTTCACCAGGGAAATAATATTTTGTTTTGAAAATTGGAACTGGTGACGGGTTTGTTACAGAAGAATATTCTCTTTGAGTATATCCGTAGAATCCACAAGGGATTGCGTCCACAGGTGCTTCGTCCGCCATTTCAATCATTATGTATCTTGAAATCAACGCGTACTCTCCATCTGTAGAACCTATTTTCTTAGCAACGAAGTTGTTAGATAATGGGTCCATGTTACAATTAGTAAATTTCTCAATAACAACAGGATTAGCATCGGTGTCAAAGAAATTTCTAACCAACACGTCAAATGTCATGTTATTGAATGATAGATTACTTATTGAAACTTTAACCTCAGTGTTTGCTGCGTTACCATCAGAAATTGAAACGAACTTGAATAGGTTATAAACTTTATTACCTCTCAATTCAGAAACCAAAAATGGTGTACTTGGTGATTTATATTGAGTTACGTTATAAGCAATTGAGGTTGAGTCCTCACTTCTAGCGTCAGGGAGAGCAATCAAATTACAATTTAATCCACGAATATATCCTTGATTGTAAGCATATGTCAAAGTACTTGGATAAATTTCTTCAACATAAACAGGAACTTCATTTCTTGATTTACCGAAGTTATCAACACCTAATACCTTTGTAATATATTTCGAAGATGATGCAGACATTGAAGTTTCAAAAGAGAAATTGTCACCGTCTTTAGTTACACCTGAAATTAAGAATGATTCAAAAGGTGATTGTGTTACTCCTGAATATTGTTCAGTACAATTCAAAGTCAAAGCAGATAATGCGTTAACTTCATATATTGGACCGTGATTGTCACTTGTTGTACTATTAGTAAATAAAGAGATACCTCTTGAACGTAAAGTTGCAACAACCATGTTGTTGTAATCCGAATAAGCAGTACCTGAATAATTGTAAACTGTACCTGAAATGGTACCAGTGAATGTTGAAGACGCTCCTGAAGTTAAAGAACTAACATAATAGAAGAACGAATATCCTGAATAAGCATTTCCTGATGTAATATCAAAGTTAGCATAGTACCAAGGATCGTTTTCATCTGACGATAAGTCGTTTGTAGCAATATTTACGGTATCACAACCATATTCATTAATCAAATTTGAATAATTGGCGGTCAAATCATAAAAATCATTTTCAGGAAGAACCCCATAAACAACCGCAGTATTTGCGGATAATGAAGGAGTATCCATTATAGAATCTAAATTACTAGTAAAATCCAACGATAAAGTAGAAGTACTTCCATCTGACAGTCTGTATTGTGTATTGAGATTAGATTGGACAATTGGAGGTAACGCCCCACCATTGAAGATTACAGTGTTACCAGTTGATGATCCTGAAAAGTTTGCAGACCATGTTGTTCCTGTTACAGGATTAAGACCAATTGTTAATGGGTCAACATTTGCAACAACTTTGATACTCCAGGAAGGTCCTGCGTCGTAACCAGAAAGACCCAAAATTCTTGTAACAAAAAGTTGGTTAGATTGTTGTAAATATGATTTAGCAATATATGCCGCTTCATATTTTGGGATTTGTGTGTTTATAAATTTTGTAGGTTCAGTACCTCCAAAAAATGCTTGAAACTCATCGTAGTTCGTGATAAAGATAGGTTCGAAAGCGGGGCCTTTAATTGTTTCCCCCACTAAACCTAATGTAGTTACACCTACACTTTGAGCTACAAATGATAAGTCAGTTTCAGACGTATATACTCCAGGTGATACGTATACCTTTTGATTTACTTGTGTTGCTTGAAAAAACATAGTTCAAAATTATTGTTAGCAAATTTATTTTAATGATAAATATTCATATCTATATGAAAAAACTTGACTTTTGAATATCTATTTGTAAGGAGTATGAATTTATTCTACCTTTTTTCTGCCTATGAAAACAACCAAAGAAATAAAGAATATTAAAATATCCCCTGAAGCACACGAGATATTAAAAAAGTACTGTGAGAAGCGTGGGATAAAAATATATAAGTTTTTGGAAAATCTTATAGTTGAGAAGTGTAAAGAAAAAAAAGATATCTACGGAGAGGATTAAACCAATTGAGATTCGAACTTAATTGTTGACTCTAAAGTGTTATTGGTTTTAACCACATCAATCCTTAAAATATCATTTGTGGTGATTTGAATTTCTGAAACATCAGTTCCAAAATAATCATCATTTATAAACACATCAAAACTATCTACGTTTGTGGTTCCTACCAAAGACATGTTGGCAGTAAAGTCAATTACTTCACTTAAACTATCGTTTCCTACAATGTATAAAAAGTTAGATAAAAACTCATCAGGGTTTTCAGGAAACTTTGGTCTTCTTCTTTTTAATACGGTAGTATCCAATTCCATAATTTGAGCAACTCTAGCTATTGCTGGTTTGACTTGGAATTCTTCTTCATCGATTAGATAACCCAACATAGTAAAATCATAATTCTGAATAAAATATTTTCTGGATTCTAAAGTTGTTTGAGATTCGTCAGAAATATTGTTGAGAATAATTGGAACATATTGTCCTTTAATAAAGGTATATGCTTGTCTTGAAGAAAACTTCTGCATGATAACCTTATTAAGTTGGTTCAACTCCCTCATTCTATTACAAATAATTTTAACACTATAGTTAATATCTACAGGAACTGGTTGTGGAATTGTGTATATGTCCATACCCTGTTCATTACCATTCCAAGTTGGAACCGAAGCATAATAAAATTGTTTTCTATTTGGAATTGTATATTGTAAAGAAGGATTAGTCCCAAACTTTACTTCAGGTTGTCTGACTACAGTAATGAATGGAGGTTCAGGATTGAAGTCAAGATTTGTAAATAAAGCGGTTTCCGTATATTGTGACCAGTTCTGAGTTGTAATAATAATGTCTATCATAGGAATGATTTTTCCTGCGGTTACAACCTGTAAATCTTCCTTAACAAAATCAAGCATACCTCTATCCAAATCAGCATGTAATACTGACTTTGGTAAATAAGTCCCATCTTTATTTATAAACTCAAGAAGTTGTTCTCTTCTTGCTGATAAAGTTTTTTTTGGAACTAAAGGTAATGTAGGTTTTACTTGTTTTGGTAACGCCATTTTATTTTTCTTCTAAGTTTTCAGAGTTATCGTGTCCACATTTATGACACATATATGGGTCTTTCCCTCCGTCAGATAATTCCCAAGACCAACCACAATTATCACAAATAACTTTACCATCCACAACGGCTTCAATGATTTTATTCAATTGTGATTCAGTTATTATGTATCTCATTATATTCCCCTAAATTCATTTTCACTCACATAAGTTGCCATTACAGTCCTATAGAAAGGTTTGTAACCACCATATGTATGCTTATTATCTGATTTTACAAATCCATCATCACTCACTACATAATATCTTACTCGGTCTTCAGATTCATAATATCCAAAATAATCCCCCAAAAATATTTGAACTCCCATGTCATCAAGAGTTTTTTGATATATACTAAACTTCATATTACCAGGTTCCTTCTGTTCAACTTTTGAATTACCAAGTAATTTAGTTGTAGGTGCCATGACTTGTACCAAACCTTTCAATTCAACAGGGGCAAGAAATTGAATCCCGTTTTCCAAAACCTCACCATACACATCATCAGTCTTTGTTTTTCTTCTATCAACACGATAAAGGATTACAGTGAAATTCATATCACCGATTAACCATTCTTCACCCATGCCAATATCCAAAGCATAATCCTCTGCTCCGAAAAATTTACCTAATCTTGTAATTGGAACTAACTTTTCTCCCATTATATATTTGTTTAATTATGAAAAGGGTAATATATCCTATATTGATAAATACTCAGTTTATAACTATATTTTAGCCAAATATTTTTTCTTATAGATGGATATAAGTTTAGAATCAAAAGCATTATCCCTATTGGAATCTTATGAAGGAGGAAACAATTATTTACTTGAACTAAAAAGGAAGTCTCAATTAAACAAAAGGTTCTATCCAACAAGAAGCCAATCGGATTACATTATTAATAACCATAACACTCAACCTAAGGTTGCTAAAAAGTGGGTAATATTAGATGCGTACTTCGCAAAGAAGTTAGCAGACGATAAATTATATACCGTAATCCCCGATAAAGTATGGGTTGAAAAATTATTGTGTGATACAGAAAAGGCATTCCACATTTGGGGTAAAGTATTTGAACACGAAGAATTCCACGATTTTTGGTTACCCAAAGCCGCAATCATCAAAGATAATTCAGTTAAGGATGTTGTGATTGATTACGACAAATATTCTCATAGACCCCCACTTCAACATCAAAAAGAAGCAGTTCAAAAACTTGTAGAGAATAAAAAGTTTATTCTTGCCGATGACATGGGTTTGGGAAAAACTACCTCCACTATTATCGCAGCATTAGAGACAGGGGCAAAGAAGATTCTTATCATCTGTCCTGCAACTCTTAAGATTAACTGGAAACGAGAAATAGAAAATTACTCTGACAGGTCCATATTCATATCTGAAGGAAAAACTTTTAGTACCGAACATGATTTTGTAATCATAAACTACGACATTATCAAAAACTTTCATGACACTAAGAAAAAAGATGAATCGCAAGTTATTGCTGCCAATTTTGATTTGGTGGTCGTTGACGAAGCTCACTATATCAAAAATCCTACGGCCCAAAGAACAAAACTAATAAAC